CTTGCTCAGGTGCCATCCCATTGATGACATCCCTTCTAAAGTTTGCCATGTATCCCAACACACCCATGATATCACCAATGATAGTTGGAGCAGCAGAGGCTCGCGCGTAGAGACGTGCGCCTCTTCCTAAGAAACCACCGCGTTGATTTATGCGACCACGGGTGGGTACACCCCCTTCGAGACCTACTACGTCGCCCTTCATACCCATCTTAAGACGATACTTAAACTGAGGAGACATCTCCCGTGCGATACGCATATACTTACGAGGCTGTGCCATGACAGCAGCGAAGTCTGCCGTCCACAACAGCAAGTCTAAGCCGGGCATCCGCTTCCCGCTTTTCAAGTAGGTGTAATCCGGGAACGCTTGAATGGCAGAGGTAGCCTGCTTCAATATCTGAACGGCCTTGAATGCGAGAGCTACCCCGGTGTATGCCGTTTGCATCCAACTTAGCGCACGGTTATCGTACATAGCCTGCTTAGCTGAATCGGGGTTGATGGCTTGGTTGATGGATTGTCGTACCGCCCCGGTCATCCGAAGCATATCCATTACGTTCAGAACCGACTCGTTGTTTATGATGGAGTTCAACGTGCGCGTATCTGCAGCGTAAGCCTTGAACCTTTCCATCGAACGGTAGTGGTCATTGAGAGCGGTAGTAAAGCTTGCGCCCTTCATCTCAATCTCACTATCCGTGTCGCTACGTTCTTTCAATCCTGAAGCAAACTCTGCATCAAAGATTGCATTGAAGTCTCCATCTGCCAACAGGTCAGCATCTACCTTGCCGATAGTGCGTGTCGGGAAGTAGTTGGATATGTAGTTTAGGTTTACGTCGTTTACCTCACGATACACGTTGTTCACGCTCTCGTAGTATTCGTTGCTCAGGTAATCAACCGTTGCATCAGCAAAGCCCATCAGCTCAGTACCCAAGTAACTCTCTATCTCTGCAGCAAACGTAGGGTCATCGAAGTCCATGCCCATGCGACGAAGTTTGTCTCGCTGAACAGGATTCTTGGATAGAGAGTAGAGCCGCAGGATTTGGTCTTTGTCAAACTCTTCAGTGCTTCTTCGCTTGGGGTTATCAATTGGATTGTAATCAAGCGTAAGGGTTGGAGAGCTATAGATTTCACGTGATAACGCCTCGTAGCTTTCAAACCCAAACTCTTGAGCCAAAGCATCCATCTTGTTTTCAGTCTGCTCAAAGAATCCCTTGAGGTAACGGGTCTCCGCCTTGTTCAGACGGTCGTATACCTGTCGCTTCATCTCCGGCCCTAATGTATTCATGAAGGTGCCGAGGTGCTTCAAGCTATTGATGACAGATGAAAGTATCTCTTTAGTGTCGCTTACCTTGAATCGAGTTAAGAACTCCTTGGATGCAAGCACCATCCCCCTCGTCCTCTCAGACAATCCTTTGCCCTTACCTGAACGCCACAGCCTACCCATCTCGTCCATCTTACGACGGCGGTCGTTTCGATTCATCGGAGTGCCATCCTCGTTGAAGAGGTCAGGGAACATATCCTTGAGCTGAGCACTGATGGTCTCGTTGATTTCAGAGTTGGCCTCAGCACGAGCGGCACGAGTAGCAGCGAGGATAGTTCGCTCAGCCAACTGTCCTTCCTTGTACTCCTTCACCAACTGAGCCACCTCCTCCAATGGCATATTGGAAATGTCCGCAAAGTTCTGTAGTGCCAAAGCCTGCAATACCACGCGGCGTTCCTTGGTAGTCAGCCCATCAAAGCCTTGCTCTATATACTTAGCCAAAGCATTGACAGACTCTTCGGTCTCAAGCTTAGCGTTCAAAGCATCGAGCGCAGCCTGTCGCTTGATGGGGTCAGCGATAGTAGCTGCATCCAAAACTCGCTTTAGTTCAGCAGCAAACGCTTGAGCATCAGCACCCAACCGCCCACGTCGTGCCTTCTTACCTGTGCCCGCAGAAGACTTACCCTTCTTGGAATCCTTGGTTACCTCGTTCATCAACTGCTTGATGAGCTGCTTCTTAATCTTCTCGTTCTGAATCTCTACCTGACCCAACACATATTCCATGTCGGCAAGCAGGCTTGATTCCGTAGCCTTAGCCACTCGGTTAACGAGACGGTTTATCTGAGCTTGGCTATAGATACCTGACTTCGGCATATTGGCTCGGATGAACTGAGACAAAGCTCGCTTCGCTTCCTGCAAACTTTGGGCACCCTTCCTACGCTGACGGATGTTGTTACGCAATGCAGATATCTCCTGCGTAATGTTTCGGTTAGCAGAGATTTGTAGGCTACGGTCAAGAGCAGAAGCAAGTTCCTCCTGTACCTGTGCGCTTTGGGATTGGTAAACAGGGTTAGCTCGCAAAGCTTCGAGAGCTTTGGCTCGTACCTGCCCACGTGTGGGGTTGCTGCGTGAGTTAGCGAATCGCTTGACCTCGTTCCTTACGTCCTCAAAGATGCGCTTGCCTACGCTCATGCCACCCTCTACGTTTCCAAACTCAGATGGTACCTGAGTAAGTAGGTCATAGTATTCGGCGAGGGCTTCGTTTACTTCCTTGGCTTGATACCCACGGTCAGTCAGCAGCTTCTTTATGGAAGCGTCAGAGTATCCCTTTTCTCTACCCACGCGGATAACATCACGCATAGACATCGAAGCGTTGTCGGTGCCTGTCATGAACTGCATGGTCTCAGACAAACCAACCTGTTCTGCTTCAGCGAACAGCTCGTTCTCTGAAAGCAGGTCAACCACTACCGCCTGAGTAAACTCATCAAGGGTCATGTCCTGAAGCTGCTCAGATGTAATGTCAGAGATACCCGTAAGCTCCTTGATAAAGTTGAACAGGTCTTGCAACCACGCCTTGAAGTTTCGCTTCTGTGCTGCCGATGTGAATGATTCACCCTTGTTTCCGATAGCAATGGCTAACGCTTCTTCGCGTGTGTACGCATCTATCTCTGCCTCGGTAGCTCCGTTCTCACGCATCGCCTTGATGACACGCTTGTAGTTACGGCTGTTCCTTACCTGCTCCATGTATGGGCTGTCCTCGACAAGCTCCATACCACGCTGATACGCTTCAGGGTTTAGCTCCTTTGCCGTGTTCAACCATATGTGACCGAACTCGTGGATAGGAGTATTGTAGTTCTCAAGCGCAGGATTCAGGTAAACCTTTCCGTCAACCACCACACCGTAAACCTTTTGGTCTTTGGTTGTAAGGGCATTGGCATTGGCATCAGCCATCAACGTATCGAACTGCTCTTGGTTGGTGACTACCTCTACCGATGGGAACGCAGCACTGAGACGATTAACGAACTGCTCGTACTGCGTAGCCACCGGAGCCGCTGTGGTAGACGGAGTCCCTGCCGTCATCATAGCTGAGCGCATAGCCTGAGCCTTGGCTTCAGATGCAACTATAGGTCGTCCTGCTTGGAAGCTATCTATCTTGCCATAGTTACGCCGGACAAATCCCTCCACATCCTTCACCTCAGTAAACACTTCTGTTCCGGCAATGGGTAGCCCTCGGTTGTTGTACAGCTCAACCCTCGTAGTGCCGTCGGGCATCTTCTGAGTCCGTACATCTAACTTCTTTCCATCCTTATCTGTGACCTTGTATTGGTCACGCTGCATGGTTTGTTGAGCAACCTTAGAGTCAAGCATAGCCAATGCCTCCGGGGTCACGTTCCAAAACGGTACCGTATCCTCCAACAATGCTACTGCACGTCCTCGGATATAAAAATCATAGTTGGTGTGTCGTGGAACGCCTTCCGCCTCCTGTTGCTCAGGAGTCATCAGGAAGTCGCGGTAGTTCTTACCGTTCTTTCCGAGGCTTTCCTCGGTCACCTTATTACCCTCAGCATCCGTTACCTCAAGCACCATGGTCAACGCACCCATAGGTAGGTCGTTTGTGAACTGCTCGATGTTAGCCTTACGGATATTCTCCATGGTGGCTCCGATTTCTTTCAATGAAATGTGGATGTCCACCTTGCTCTTCACTTGGTCAGTGGGGAACAGGTTGCGCAGGATGTCCGCTCGCAGGTCGGTGCTAAGCTTTTCAAGGTTGGTAATAAACTCCTCCATCGTCTGCACGTCTGTGGCATCTTGGACTTGTTTATTCTTAGCAGCACTACCGTACTTACGACCACGCAGATACTTCAGTGATTCGTCAAAGAGTTGCTGACTATTCTCCTGCTGCTGAATCAGCTCCATGGCGTAGCGCATGGTAACTATGTTTGAGTCAAGCGCGCTTGGCTTCATGTTGTACACCAAGGTATAGTTACCCTTGGCTGCGCCTATGATTATCTTCTTAGCTGAAGCCTCGTCAATCGATGCCCATGCTGCCTTACCGAAGACACCCTCCTGCAGTGGGAAGAACGGGCCACCCATACGCTGAGAGTCAACCTTGAGTTGGTCAGCCATAGCAAGGTTGATGTCTTGTCCCACCAACTCTGACAGTGGTATACGCGCTATCTTAGCGACAAGCTCTTGGTTCTCAGTAACCAAGATTGGAACCGTCGCCATGGTCGGTGCTTCTACATCAAAATCATTTTCGGCAAGCTCAGGACTCACCTCGTTCATCAGGTCGATAGCCTGCTGCACCTCCTCCGAGGTAGCGAGAGAACCATCAGTAGTTGCCTCAAGCATGAACTGACGAGTCGGCGAGGTAGCTTGGTCATACTTAAGAACCCTTGTTGGCGTAGTGTATCCTGCAGGCACCTTCTGACGTCCTATAGCACCCCCGGCTGCGCTCGGCAAAGTCTCAATAACATACTTGTTCTTTTCTGCAAGAGCTTCTTTAATCAACGCCTTCTGAGCGCGGTCAAGCGGAGTGGCAGAGATAAACGTGGTGGCGATATATCCGGGACGGTTACCCGTATCTAGCACTGAACCCTCTTCATACAGGGTGTAGTAATAGACACCATCCACCTGCTTTTCTTTGAAGGTGGTTTTTTGCTCTCTTCCACGTTGTATGTCAAGGGCCATGGGGTCAAAATTTGCATCAACCCCCGGTGGCATTACCTTGGTGCCCGTCATGGTGAATGCTTCTAAACCATTTCGATTGCCAAACACTGCAAACCTTCCGGCTCGAATAGGAGCCATCATTCGTTCCTTATCAGCGGAGGCTCGCTCTTCAGGGCTGCGCCTAGTCTCTTGCTCTTGCATTGCCGCAAGGCGACGAGCTTTACCTGCAGACCATTTATTGATAGCTCGACCATAAGCTTCTTGTGATGCAAAGTCTGACTCTTGCAACGGGAACTGCTCTGCTTGTATCTCTTCAACTGTATTCCCTTCTTGTCTAGATGCCAAAAGCTCCGCCTCAATTTCCGTGTTTGTCTGCTCAGGGGCGGGGGTTTGAACCCCCGCTTCAGCGGTTGCTGTGGTTTCGTCCACTGCTACCTCCGCCGCAGGCTGTGTTTCTTCTACCGTAGCTTCAGCCGCTTCGCTCTCGGCTAACACCACCTTGTCAACACGTCGTTGCAATGCAATCTGTTCCGATGTGGACAGCCCACGCTTATCCGCTGCTTTCGTTGCCTTGGTCAGCGCACGACCTACTGCGGCGAGCTTAGCTCTTTCAGAACGGGTACGGTTAGAAGGCTCCTTCTCCTCAATAGCTTCAATCTCTGCACTCCGCATACGACGTAGCCACTTAAAGTATAGCTCTGCGAGCGGGTCAGTCAGGGCTATCTCCTCCTGAGTAGCCGTCTCCTCTACCACGGCAGGTGCTGTTTCCTCTACTACCTCAGCTTCCGGGGTAGGGCTAATGCTTTCTACATCTACGCCCGCCAACGTAGCTATACGCTGTAGCTGTTCGGGCGTAGCAGGCGTTCGCCCATCAGGACGGAAAAATTTTGGAAGCGGCTTCCCTTGCTTGACGTTTCGGGAAGCTAAGAAAATCTTACGCTCTTCCTGAATAGCTTCTATCTCAGCAGCTTCCTGCTCTTTTAATGTTTCGAGCGCAGCCGTTTTAGCAGGAGAATCTACGCGCCTTTTAATTTTTGCTCGCTCTCTTTTGTATTTGCCCTTGGCTTCCGATACTTCCCTTTCTCGTGCGTTGATGTTAAGGGTCATAATATCTACGTCCATCTCACCTTCCGCGACAGGCTCAGGAGCTACCTCCTCAACGGCTGCTTCTTCTACTGCCTCAACAGGTGGAGCAAACAACCCTTCATCAACGGCAAGCTCCTCGGAAAGAGCATCGGCCTCTGCCGCCACGTCCTGCTCCTGAGAAGAGAGTACCTCTTGTTGGAACTTGGTAAGCTTCTTACCTGCGGTTTGTCGAGCTTCAATACCTGCGACGATACCATCAAGGCGGGCAGGGTCAATGGTTCCGTTTCTAAACGCAGTTACGTCCGACCGAACGGGTCGGTCGATTACTTCTACTTGCGCTTCTTCTTCAACCGTCGCTTCTGCAGCTTCGTCTTGGGCTTCAATCGGTTGGGTAGTTTCCCCTGATTCGGGTACTCCTTCTCCCACTTCTGCGCTATCTCCGGATGGTTCGCGTGTAGGAACTTCCTCTGTGCTTGGCTCTTGAATGGCATCTTCTTCTACTACTGTGGTTTGAATGTCCGTGTTGGCATCCGCTGCGGCCTCTGCCACGGTCGGCTCAGCATTTATCTTTTCAACAAGAAGTGCTGATGTCTCAGGGTCATTCTTTACCTGTGAATTTCTTTGGAGTCGTCGCAGTGCGAGCGGGCCTGCGCTCTCAACATACGAAACAAATTCCTCCTTTGTCATGTACTGCTTGCCCACCCTGTAGGAAGCTACACCCTGACGGCTAAAGCCTACAATATTCAGGGCATCGAGATTGATAGGGGCTTCGGGTATCTTTCCTGTCTCTGCTATCATTCGTATCTCCTCATTGATAGCCTTGATAGTTCCTCGGAATACTTCCGCACGGTTACTTGTAGAGGACAGCCCCTCGCGAACTGCCATAAGCTCCATGAGGCGGGTGCGCTCTTTAGTCTTTCCATCAAGCGCACGACCTATGCTTCCGCTTGGAGATGTAACCTCTAACAGGTCATTGGCCTCTCTTCGAAGAGCCATGTTTTCAAGGATGCGCTGCCCCTGCTCAGCGGTAATCTTTCCTAAGCGGGTCATGTTATCCGTCCATCGCTGTATCTGAGTATCGCTTGAACCATCCTCAGCCATCTTAACAACGTCCATCAGCTCGTTGGCAATACGTTGGTTGTTGTTGCCAAGCGTTGACTTCGCGATGTTCATAGAAGCATTGATGGTTTGGTTACCAAAGGCACCACCCGCTTCTGCAATAATTTCTTTCAGGTCTAACTCATCGCCAACCGCAGTCATTGCTGCTGCTTCACCCAAGGCTTCCATAGCAGGGTCAAACACAGCTCGTTCTGCCACAAATGAAGCGGCTTTTGTTGCTCTACCTGCCGCGAGAGCAGGCTTGAATACCTTGCCTGCAAGTCCACCTGATATGTAATCCATAGCTGCAATGGTAAGTCCACGCTTTGCCCCTCGTTCCTGACCCTCTGCCCACACCTTGGGGTCGTTCAATGCTGCCACCATTTGGTCAGGGTCGCTCGCATCATAACCGTTAGCAGCCACTGCATCAAGGATACCGTTTGTGTATTCCAACACGAAGCTGTTGATACTCATGCCGAGTCGGATTCCATAGCCCGCACCTATTACAGCACCGGGTAACGCACCTGTCCCTGCAGTCGCTGTTCCGCCGTAAACCGCACCGATACCTGCACCTGCGGCTGTAGTTCCTGCTAATATCTTGGCTCCATATGGAAGGATTTGAGCAAGGGAAGCCCCCATCCACTGCAACGACACCTCAAGCGGGTCATTACGCAACGCCCTGTACATCTCTCGGTCGGTACGAGAGTTATTAAATCGCGTAAGGCCACGCGCCATACGCCCGTCCTTGCTTTCGTTGATGGCAATCAGCTCAGCTACAGCAGCCGCTACTGCTTGGTCGTCCTCCATATCGATGGTATCAAACCCCATCGCTTGGCCTACAGGACTCATGCGAAGAATAATCTCCGCAGCATTTCCTGTCTTCAAGCCGTCGCTCCACTCCTTCTGAAAGCCTTCAATGTTTTCTACGAAGTCACGCTGAACAGCTTTGTTCTGCTTGGCATCAAGGTACAGGTTCGAAAGCTCGTACTGTAGGGCAGCCTCATCCTTGACCGCAAGCACGTCGAGATACTCTCCGATTATCTGATTGTAGACCTCGTACTCACGGGTGGTCTTAGGTGTAAACGTGGGCAGGTCTTCGATGCCTACGCCAAGAACGCGCATACTCTGCTCATTCAAATTGGCTGCTTGTTGATTTGCAGCTTGGTTGATGGTCGCCGCTTCTTGGGCTTTTTGCTGACGTTGCCCCTCAAGGTATACATCGAAGTCCTCCTCCATGGTCAGTAGCTCGCTATCACCCACGATATCTACCAACTCTTCTGCTTTGTTAGTAAGCTCATCAGCTACCATCTCTGCTTCTCCTACGTCAACCCTTCCGTCCTCGTAAAAGTAATCACCATACAGTTCTTTCTCTCGGTCGGTAAGCTCATCGTATGTCAACCCCTCAGAGACAGCTTCTTTTAGGAAGTCACGCTCGTCAAGCACACTACTGTATCGGTCTCGTGCCTGTTGAAAGGCGTGGTAGTTTCCGCCTCGGTCGTTGAAGAACTGCTCGCCCTCTGCATCGACTGTACTTACGCTCTTCCATCCACCCTCTGCAAAATCGTTGGCTTCCTCCTCTGTGGCAAACGTAAATATCTCACTGCGCTTGCGCGCTTCTTCGATAGCTTCGTCTCCTGTAAGCTCTAGCCACGTCTCGCTGTTAAGGTTGGTAACAAAGCCTTCGCGGGGGAAGAGGGTAGGTACCACCTTGTATACGCCGTCCTCTTCGAACGACATCATCAGGTGGGTAGACAGGCTACCATCAGAATTCTTTCGCGCCACAGGGCGCATCTGCTTAGCCCGTAGCGATTGGTTCGCGTAGTTAGCTTCGGCTACCTCTTCGGGCATACGCTCTCGCCCATCTTGGTAAGCATACTGCTTGATAAACTCCCTGAGCCTATCAGACTCTGCTACCTCCGTGGTGTTGGTAAACGCATCAAGGTCAATGTCAATGTTTTGGGTGCCGTCATGGTTGATAACCTTCATGGCATCACCTCCACCTGCCTGCACAAAGTTGAAGCCGTACTGTCCAAATCGCTCGCGAAGCTGAGGCACCACCTTCTCTTCCTCCATGCCCATCAGCTCAGGCGTGATGAAGGTATTAGCCATCTCCTCAACGGGCTTGTAGAAGTCGGAGTAGTTACGCTTCGTCTCCTCAAACATCTCGCGCTTCTTTTGCTCTGATTGCTCTTGTCGATAGCGGTCACCGAGGCGGTCAAGGGATTGGTTCTGAGCGGCTAACCGCTCTTCGGGGCTACCATATATGTCGGGCTGAGGTTCGTCGATGGGGGGAGCATCCGCGAAAGCCCTTGAAACAGCTTGGTAATCGAAAGGCTCTTCCTGTTCTCCATAAGACGAAAAGTCCGGTTGCTCAGGTGTGGCTTCCGGAAGATTCTCAGTGGCTTCAATGTCTTCAATCGTAAGACCTGACCGCCCCGATAAACCACTTTCCAAGAGCAAGTCCGTAGGCTCGTCTTTTTTTTTTACAGGAAAATATTTGTCCTTAAACTCCTGACGAGTTTTGGTGTAAAGCCCTCGCTTAGCAACCTCTTCAAATATCTTCTGTTGCCCACCCGGACTAGCCTCATACTTAGCTACAAACTCCTCAAACGATTTAGTGTAAAGACCCTGTTCCTTGAGGGTATCGTAAAGCAATTTCAGGTTTTCGTTCATAGCGAGCTGTTTAGTCTAGTGGGCCATCCTCGTCTCCTGAATTGGGTCGGAAGTCTTGGATGCCCATGAAGTTCTCAATGCCCAAGTTACTAAACATCTGCGGAGTAATCTGATTGCCCTTTGCTCGTTCGCTAAGAATTGTTTCATTGATGGCTTTCCACTGCTGTGGCGTAAGCTCAGCAGGGAATACGATGCTCGTCTCGGTCACACCCGGAATCGCTACGTTTACGTATGCCAACTCCTCACGACCATACCCTACTATGTTACCCTCATTTATTACCTCGACACCATTGATGATTTGAGCGTTAGATATGCCTGCCTGCTGCAGGTAGCTAGAGAAAGCGTTACGTGTAGCAAGCCCTATATCGTTTAGACTAGCATTCTTATCAGGTTCAGGGAAGCTGTCCTCTGCAAGCATCTCCAATGAGATTGGTTCTCCATAGCCATCGTCCACTGTGTCTCGGAACGTCATTGGCTGTGGTGCGGGCGGAGGAGCCGGAGCATCAAATCCAAATGGATTCTCTCCTGTAGTTTGACTATGTCGGCTCAATCCATCTGCTATGCCTGAAGCCTTCAACATAGCTCCTACATCAGCAGCGTTTCGGATGTCGTCAGGTAGCAATGCGCTTACGACAGACTCTACAAACAGCCCAACGTCATCACCCTTCGTGATTGGAGTACGAGGGACAGGGTTACCATTTGAATCTTTGTCGTTGATGATTATCTGAGAGCCGTCCTCAGAGAACTCAATCGAGTGAACCTCATCATTCAAGCCTGCCAAGAAGTTACCTGCAGCTTGGAACTCCTCATATACAGCATCGTTGTACGCACGAAGCTCTTCGTCGGTTGCGTTTTCTCGACCTTTAGGGAAGTAATCGCTTTCAGGGATAGAGGTACCCCACAACTTAGCAAGGTTAGTGATAGCTTGTTGTGCTTGCTTTTTAGCGGTTCCCGAACTTCGCTCACCCGGTGTCTGCGGTCGTCTATCTTTCCGCTCATAGCCCTCCTCCTTGTAGTCGAGCTTCGACTTAATGTTGGTCTCTACCACGTCACGCGCAGCCTGAAGCTGAGCATCGCGATTTTCCATCATTGCATCGTACTGCTCCACCGTCATCGGCGGCTTGTCTCCCCCCGTCAACTGCTCCTTAAGCTGCGCCTCTTGCTCAAGACTAAATAGAGGCACCGTTGCACCCGAAGACTCTTGCATAGGGTTAGGAACCATCAGGATTAGGTTGGGGTCTTCTGCCGCAGCCAAAGGGTCATTCGTAAAGTCGAACATATCCCCCGTATTTGGATTCATACCAAGGGAGTTGGTAAGCAACGACGTTACGTTGAACGGGTCAGCCACCTGACTGCTAACAGCATCGTCAATGGCTTGAACGATATCAGGATTCTCTAAAGGATTTTCTCGCTCTTTTACCGTGCCATCCATAATGGCATCGATGCGTGTACCGAGCTGCTGAGCAATAGGGTCAGTTGCCGCGTTTACATTGTAGGTATCGTACTTAACATTCAGCCTGTTGCGAAGCTCGTTGACAGGAGCATACGCATCAGGGTTTTTAATCATCTCCCCGGTTTTAGGGTCAAGCTTTCCAAGCATAACCTTTCCGTCGGTAGGATTAATCCACAGGCGAGAGCTGCTGAAGTTGCCCAAACCACGGGTGCTGTTCATCAGGTACTCTTCTAACGCTTGAGCTTGCGGTAACCCTGTCTCAGGGTCAACCTCCATGCGAGCCTGTAGCTCGGCATACTTGGTGTTAAACTCCTTACCAAATTCAAATGCCTCTGTAGTGCCTTGGTTGAGATTCGCGCGGATATTCGTGTAGTCCCTCATCTTGAGCTGACCCGACTTGAGCAGCCGCTCTACCTGCAACGCATACTCAGAGGTGTCTGAAGCGAACTGACTTGTCCATTCGTTGAACCCCTGATGGTCTCCAAGTGGTGGTTTGTTGATATAGTCATTGAACTCACCTATCTGTTGGTCAATAGTAGCTTTCTTCTCCTGCCGCACACGGGCTTCCTCGTTGACAACATCAGATAGCTGCCGCCCAACCTCATTCCAATTGATTTGAGATTCAGCACTCCGCTCAGCAAATTTGTAAAAAGTTTTAGCCATGTCAATAATATTATTGTCCCATTAAAGAGCTGTATTGACTCATATAGCTAGGGTCAAACAAAATTTGATTCCTTTGACCGGGAGTAAGGCCACGTTTAAACTGTCGAAAATCTCGTCCGCTCATGTCACCTACAGCAGAAAAATTACCTCCTGTAGGTGCTCCAAATGAACCAAAATCTATTACGCCATTTCTGCTTTGAAGCCCGGCAGGGTTCGCGGTAAACCCTGTGGATGTACCAAATTTAGCAGCTTGATTAGCATCAAACTGTAGCCCCGCCATTGCCTGCTGCTGCATCTTATTGCTTTGCGAGTAAAGAGGAATAGCGGAAGCACCTGCCGCTACAGCATCGATACCGCTTTGAACCATTGCGGCCTTTGCTGCTGCTGCTTGCTCATCATACATAGCTGCTGCCTCTTGCGCGCCTTCCGCTTCTTGCAAATCAATCTGCGTTTTAACGTCACGCAAGCGGCTGTCTTCATTTCGAATATCCATATCAAGCTGTTGGAGTTCTTGTCCTAAGCCCACGCGCTGCCCTTCAGCCATCTGATTTTGAGCCATCTGAATACGCCCTACCTGAGCGATACCTCGCGCTCCTGCCTCCTGAGCGGCCTGCACCGAAGCAGCTCCCTGTGAAAGCGAAGCCTCAATTGCCATAGTGTAGGGGTCTGTGCTGATGGTTCGACCTTCTTGAAAGTTAACATCAAGCTTGGAGCGAGCTTCATTCATAGCCTTTTGAGCAGCTTGCTCAGCTTGTGCTGCTTTTTTCTCAGCCTTCTTTTTTTGAGCTGCGGAAATACCCATGGTTGTCAGGGCAATTCCTGCGTTGATTCCTGCTACTATTCCTGACATAATACTTGTTGTTTAAAGATGATGTGCTCAGGCAACTCCCGATAGTCGAGGGTATAAACTGCCTTCTCAGCTTCCTCTATCGTCTCCGCATCTGTTCTATACACGCAGGCCCAAACACAATCCTCGTGCATATAAGCGACTCGCTGTGTACCCGTCTCGGTAAAGACGGTTTGCGGAGCCTTAATGTGTTTCACTTGTCCGTCGTCCATCAGCAAGGACATACTGCCCTGAAGAAAGAACGAAGGGTGGTTTTGCTTGTGGATAAAGCTAACCACTAAAGACCCTTGAGGCATAAACACCTCGCGGGTATACAATCCATTATCGATATGATGCTTCGTAGGAAACTCCGTCTGCATCTCTTCTGTGTTGTGTAGAACCACTCCCGCTACCTGCTTTAGCTCGTCATGAAAACGCGAAATATCTTCCCACAAAAGACCTCTCTCTTTGTAGACGTTGTATAGCAACGCATCAGGCGTTACGTTAGGTTGGGCTAGTATGGTTTGAATCTCACTCACAAATTCAAAGATAATCGGTTCACGGGAATGATTTCATTACTTCTGATTTTACCACAAATAATTCGACGTGGGTAGTCAGAGAATTAGTTAGGGTAAGCTCGCCATAGTGACCAAGGATGCCCTTGGATTCTGCTACAGCATTCTTGACAAACATAATGTAAACGATGTTTGCAGATGGAGCCGTTCCACCATTGACAGTGTCAACTGTAAACACAATGTTGTTGATACCATTAGCTAGGTCAATATTGATTGCATCCACATAGCCACCATACACAGGCGTAAGGGTGTTGGGGAACACTACAGGCACTCCCCAATAGACAGCATCGCCGACACTCAGGATGCTGCCAATGCTTACGGTATTATCAAAGTTCAATGTAACCGTAGTGCCAACCGTATTAGTCGTCACGGTATTGCCTATGCCATTGACCGAGCGCAAAGGATATTCTTGTGCTGCGGTAGCAGGTGTTGTTCCTGCGTTTCTCACGAATGAGAACCAATCCGATTCCTTTTCGGCAAAGTAGCCGCTGTCAATAAAGCCCGTAGTCTGCAGGTCACTCGTCAATGTAGCACCCCATGGTTCGTTTCCTTCGAGCTGTATCGTCTTGAAGATTTTATTTACCGTAGGGTCTTGATTCAATATGGTCGTAACTCGCGACGAATAAGCCACGCCGTAATACTCGTTGCGCGTGGCATTGGTATTATGACGATAGATGGTTCCGCCCTTAAACGTATAGAGATACTGATTCATATGTTGTATGTACTCAGGCTCATACGAGTAGAACGAGGGCCACCCTTGGTATCCGGGGCTAAACGTCAGCGTATAGTTTTGGTTAAATACAGGCATGATTATTATGGGCAAAGGAATGTATTGGTTATTACCCCATTTGTGACGTTAACAACATACTTCTCATCTGCAGGTAAAACTGTGCTTGGGTGCATCACGTACTGTCCGTCCGGCTTTGGGTTCTGCCCTAGATTGTCGCCAAACAAAAAGTCTCCTTGACTTGGTGTAGTCACACCTGAACTAGGAGCAAGCAAATAGGTAGGAAGAGGGAACACAACAGAGTTGTTACAGTTAAATCCTACACTCGTGCTGAGGTATCGGTATGCCTCCGGTATGACTTGAGGGCACGTAACCGAAAGGCTGTAGGTACAGCTTGTGTCTAACGAGGTCACGGCTATGTAGATAGACATACTGCCCGTAGTGCTCTTTGAAACAGGAAGAACTAATGTTCCGGGGTTTGCACCTAAGCTTAAGCTTGCAGTCGTTATGAGGTAGGCAGAAAAATTACCTGTATTCGACCATATGCCGTCATAGTATTCTCTATCGACTATGTTTGTCCAAGGGGAGCCTGCAAGAAGACCAAAGTCATTTGCGCTATTTCCCAAGAAGAAAGGCCCGGCACCAACACGAGTATGCTGATACGGGGAAACCGGATTGCCCCAAGTGTTGGGGAGAACTCCCGGAGAAGAGCTACTCACCTGAATACCAACAGGGACATTGTTAGGGGTAAAGCGCACGAGAGCTACCCCGGTGTCTTGCCCTGTCGTAAACTCATAGTAGTCCGTACTTACCGTGCCTGTAGGTCGCGTAATTGTTGTCGGTGCTCCTGAAGGGTCACTGCACGTTTCACTGCAATCACAATCTACCGCAGGGCCACTAGAAAAAAATCCATTGGTAGCGTAGCGCACTCCCGAACTATCCTTGTACCAACCCGTAGCAGCAGGGGTGCCATTAGGGTTAAGCACAGTAGTAGAAAGTGCTACTGTTTCTCCGTCAAGTATGTAGTTTGATATAGTTCCCATTGATTTAAATTATGCACAGCAATCACACTCAATAACAGATTGAGTAACTGCGCTTGCATCGCCCTGTGTAACTACAACCGTATTTCCATCTACGCATACCTCAGTAGTACCAAAGGAAGCCAAGCTTACGGTTACAATAGTACGAGAACAGCTCGTGTATTGGAACGTAATCTGAGAGTTGCCCGTATTCTGAACCCTGATAGTGCTTCCCGACCCCGCCGCGCAAGAACAGTTGCAGCAAGCATCAGCTTCAGAGGTTGCAGAGTAGCAGAGGTTTACAATGTTTGGAACACGGTAGTCCCATATCAGGTAAAGGTAGCTGTACGTGTTAAGATTAGCAGGCGCAGTAAAGTTCCCAACGATTGGTTGAGTAGCTGTCTGCGTAGGTGAAAAGACAGTAGAATTATTGACAAGGGCTTGAATGAACGTAGAGTTAGGCGGATACAAATCGTTGCTTGCCAACCATCGAAACTTGTTGTTGGTATTCCAAACAAGAGTGTCGGTAGACGTTTGGTTAGAACCTACGTTAACAGTAGAACCATCAGTTGGTGTAGCGCCAATTCCTTGAACTCCGCTAACAACCTGATAGTCAGAAAGGAATCCGCCGCTCAGAAGACCTGCTAGGTAGGTAACGGTCACAGGGTTTTCAGCAGTTGGCGAAACATACGTCCCTTCTGTAAAGCCGTATTGGTTAGTAATCGTTTTGTTTTGGTCGCCGTCACTATTTAAGGTTACCAAAATCACCTCAATAGGTTGCTCTGCCGGACAGGATACAGTTAGGTTGACGTTAGTAGCAGCACCATCAGAAGAAATAATTACTTCTGATTCAGTATTCGTAACGCCGGAACTAACGATAAACGAGCCTGAAGCCGTGTAGGGGCCATAGTCTGTACCGTCTACGTTGAAGGTAATAGCACTAGGGCTAGGGCTAGGAAGGAAGAACGAATACGTAACAACACCAACCCCTGTTCCAAAAGCAACAGAGAAGGTAGATGATGAACCGCTTGACACCAAGAAGTTACGATTCAGTCCGCATTCAGAGGCTTCTTCGATAGCGGGCAGCAACGTGGTTTTATTAGCCAATACATACTCGTTCATGTATGGGTCAAAGCCTCCAAGCTTCTGCGTATTAAAGTTCGCAAGGAACATATCCCTAAACCAAGAACGCATCCCTTGCTCTGAAGCAACCGCAAGCTGCTCTTGAGCACTGCTTCCTCGCAAATTAATTACTGCGCCACGCTTAGCATCTGTAAAGAAAGAATCGGGGCCATAGCGAACAAAGCTTTCAGGGTTGTTGCTGATTCCATATTCTTCCACCCTTGCAATCTGAGTTCCTAATACTTCAGGAATCGAAGCAACTGCTCCGCCACCTGTAGAATCCGAAAGCAAGTTTTTGCCTGTGAGGACGTAAGAAATTTTATCCTCCTGCAAACACAAGATATCTGTCTCGCGCCCAAACAAAACCTCAATCGGGCCAAACGATTCCTCTACAGCCTTGAAGTTTACAAGGCTAAGGTTGAACTCGTTTAGCTTGTTAACATTCGTTTCGTTGTTGTAGATGCCGCTGTAGGTAATATCTGATTTACGGTCAGCTTCTCGAAAGTCCTGCGCACTGACAGAGGTAACACGGTTGCCCAAGGTCAAAGCTCGACCCGCTAAAGAATCTCTAATTTTGTAGCTCTCGATACCGTTACCAAAAGAGTAGCAGTTAAAAAACTCGGTGTCCACTACGCCCGCTGTACCTGTAGAAATATTTTGGTTAGTAACATTTCCGCTGTGATTTCCGTTGGCATCAATGGCATAAGAAGCTGAGCTTTCATACCATATATCTGCTGCTGCATCAATTGGCTCAGTTTCAAACACAACTAAATCATCAGACCGAATAACTGTCCACGTTACTTCCGCTTTAGAACGTCTTTTGTTGTTGCTTCCACAAGCCGGAGTAGGAATGCATACAAACCTGATTTCGTTAGTACCACCAATTGTGTTTTTGTACCAACGATACCACAGCACATCGCTTTCGACGTATGCGCTTCCACCGTAATCGTTATTTGGGCTACTTGCCGTAACAGGATTGTACACGTGAACAAAGTCAGGGCCATTGCCTCCGATTGTAGCAGTACCATCATCTAACGAGTATTGGATGCCGTCGCCGTTGAACCAATCAATGATGTCAGCGTAATCAGCACTAGCCGTAAAGGTTTTTTCAATCTCGTAAATCCTTCGGCCACAGGTACTTGCATCGCCGTCGCCCCGTCCTAAACGAGTAAAGACAAACTTGTATTTAATCCTACTACCTGCAGGAATATCAAATGTTTGGTAGTTGCCACTAGCATCGGGTTGACCGCTCAGACCTGTGTAAGCCAAGGTAGGTGCTTCGCCGTCGTCTTCACTGATTCTTGTTTGGGTACCCGGATTAATTATGGCATCTGCAGCGAGACTAGCATTAAAACCTTCTACCTTTATTTTTAGATAGACACCTTGTGGCACCACAAAAGTGTCGTCAGAATCCAAGATAAAGTCCTGTTGCTCTACCGTTTTATCGAGAACCGTAGCATACTCACATCGCAGAAGCGGGCCGTCTACGTCCTTTTTTACAATCAACCTAGTTCCCTCTTGTGCTTTAGCTGCATTCTCTCCTTCTACCAAAAAGAAATGGTGAGCCGTAGCGGGGTCGTAGAAGTAGAGGCTAGAGTAGATAGTGTCATAGGTATCGGCATCAGCCTTGATAGCAAACTTGTAACGTGTAGCAAAGTATGGAGCTACCTGTGAAGGAGGAATAGTTACGCGAATTTTGTTCGTGTTAGGCGAGTCACCACACGCAAAAAAAGCTGTGTTATTATTGCTTGTCAGCACCGTGGTTGAACGGCTAAACTTATCCATGTATATAATGCCCACCTGATACCCTCGGTTGCTGTGAAGGCTCTGTGTGTTTTCTTCTCTTTGGAAGGTTACATCTAAGACACCTATACTCAGGTATTCATAAACCCCAATCGTGGGTCCTGATGTGTTATTAACGTAACGCATAGCAGGGAAGGTGAAGCTAACCGTATCTTGACCCGAAGTATGGCCTATTTCAACAGGCTCTGCTGCGGCATCAATACCACTGAGATATTTGTATACAGGGGTAGGCACCCCTCCTACCAATTCAGCTAACAGATTGCAGTTAAACACATCGGTCAATGTGGTTCCTGCGCAGTAATTATCAGAGCTAGGGAGCGGAAAGGGTATTTGAATGTTACTTGCGGTTCCCACAAAGCTTGCAAACGAAGGTGACTGAACCATTTCGGTAACCGACGAATAGCTTTGAGTCAGGATATATGTCCATACTATTTCTGCTCCCGCCGTCTGCTGTGCGGGGTTAGTAGTCATGCCGTCATCACCAAACGAGTCATGATTAAACCGCAGCTCCAATGTAAAGCTAGTGCCCGCATCCAAACGGCCACTAACAGCACTGAAGTCTACATTTAACTTTGCGTTCGGAATATTGACTACTTGAGGCCCGTAGCTATATTCCGCAGACTCTAGGGTAGTTGGCAGGTCTGTAAAGCCTATCTCTCCCCTTAACTCAGAAGTTTGATAATCAAGGTAAACGGGATTCCCGTTTGAATCTTTTACGTCCCACCCTTCAGTGTAGTTACCATACATAAGGCGATTGCCCATGGTGGTCTGCGCCTTTGCTACCAAAGGAACGTTATCGTACAAGCGCAAAATTTCCGTGTCAGGAAGCACGGTGTATATCTTGCTGTTCGTAAACGAATAGTTGTAGGTAGTGTTGTCCGAATAGCTTTCTTCTGCCTTGTTAAGCTTTTCAATTACTCGGATAGTATTGGTCGCCATATCCTTGAACAGCAGGTCAATTCCTTTTACCAAGGAGTTCCCTGAATTAAACGAGATATTGCAGTGGTTATTGTAGTTAACCATACCTGCATTGAGATACGAAGTATCGTCCAATGAAAAGGCAAGGGGAGTAAACGCAGGCTTCGACCAACTAGAGGTAGCAGAATATTCATTCTCAGCGTATCGATAGCGGTAAGCAAAACAGATAAACCTTTCCTCCAAATAATTTTCTTCACCCGAAATCAGTGAAGGCGTAATGCCGGGTGCGACAATAGGGGGAGCTTTGATAACCAAGATGTCATCATACGTAATAGGGTCGTCCACATACGTTGATGTATTTGGTTGGGGGTAGGATTTTTTGACGTTAATCCTACGAGGAGGATTGTAGTTATCGGTAAAAAACAACAGGTCATCTACAAGGTCTACCCCGTTGACAAGATACCTTTCGCTAAAATTCAAGGTAGTGTTTACCCCTCCTCCGTCATCACAGCTAACGAGATGGTAGGTGGTGGAACCCGTCAGGGCGTTGTAAGAAATAACGGCATCTATCTTGCCTGTCGAGCTTTGCGTAAAGCCTGAAGGTTGATGCACAAACCAATAGATGGTTTCCTCGGCACCGTCCTCATAAGCCCCTATGCAGATAGCGTTAGAACCAAACGCAATGTTATTGAACTCTAGGTCAACAAGCTTAGTGTTTCCGTCAGAATTTTCAATGCTTCCAATGTCGCTTATTGAGTTAGAACCCAAGCGAATATTCAACGCATCAAGGTATTCTCCTTCAGGAATGATACGCTTATCAAGGGCTTTATTCATTCGCCCCTTTAGAAAATTCTGTACTGTAGTAGCCATTTACTTTATCCACTTGTCCTGCCCGCGCAGGTTCATTAGAAGCTTACCGGGGTCAATATTACTCATCCGAATCTTGGCGTTTCGCAACAAAGCCGCTTTCTTTTTTCTTGCTCGGTTCACTACGTATTCCTGAACACCAAATTTAGCATCAAGAATAGCGTACTGAATGTAAGCGTAGATGTATTCTTCAAACAACTTGTTGAGGCTGATATTTGCATTGACACCATTCTCCATTCCATCCGAAACGTACTCAAGGATAGCAAGCTCTCCGCTCATATCCGAGCTAAAGTTAATTACGCCTGCTTTCTTGTTTATGCTAAACGTAGGGTTAGCGTTAGCCGTTTCAGTATTGAGGCCATATCGTGCGCCAATCTGATAATCAAACCACCACCCGCCATCTACATTATACCCCTCCATCCCATTGAACTGAGGGTTGTTTTGGTTCAGGTAGATGCTCTTCTTGGTGTTTGTAATTCGCTGATAGTCAATATCAGAATACTCAGGTCGAGCAATGTTGCCATCGATGTCAAATAAGATGCGGCAGTCGTTGTCCTGCAGGTACGCATCGCTCCAATTGGTCTGAATATTTTCGCTCATAGGGCGAAGAACACCGTCCTTATACAAGGATATCCGAACCCAATTGACATAGTCTTGAGGCAAAACGTAGCGCAGGGTGTTGCACACGCTTAGTTCGAGGATTTTAATTTCCTTCAACGCATCGTAGTTTAACTCTTGAATACCGCGCTTGGCGTGAAACAGTACTTTATACCGCTCCTCATTGTTTACCAACGAGTGATTCCCATTGTACATCAACAGGAAGTTGGTTACAATATCCTGCAAGCTGACGTATTGGTACGACCCCCAATTAGCATTTTGAGGTTCGGTGCCCCCATTCTCATAATATTGATAGTCAGTAATGTAAGGCATTATGTTTGGGCATTTTGAATAGTTTCTTGAGCGGTCGCATACTGTACCACATCATTCTCTCGGATTTCCATTCCTGCTTGCTGCAATATTTTATTCACCAAGATATACTCATCATCGATAGAAAGCTCAAAGTCTTGATAGTCAGTTTGTGAATCATCAAACACAGGCTCACCCCCTGTGATAACAGAGTATGTCCATTTAGGAGCAAACGGGTATCGAATGTATTGAGCTTGAACCTCCGTAAGGGTGTCATACGTAACCGGGTAAACCGTGATGTATGGCCCGTCAATGGTATACGCAGGATAACCTATATCCGGAGCAGTTAACAACGAAGTGTTTAAAAGTGTGATGTTGCTATGGGTCACAGGCTCGGCCTCTCCCCTCAAGGTTCGAGGAGTAGTCGTAATGTCATAGCACAAAATCTTGTTCATCAAGTAGAAATCATCTCCCGTAGATGATGCTCCCTGCTGAGTAGAGGGCAGGTAAAACTGATTGTTCTGATAGTGCGGGAGGTCGCGAGTAACAGAGAAATAATCAATAACCTCAAGCATCTGTTTCGTCATATTCGCATAGCCCGTACCTGACGTTCTTCGATTTTCGTCGTTGATAGCTGAGTTGTATGCGGTAAAATACTCGTCAAACAGCTCTAGCTGAGCCTGCTTTGCGTACAGATTAAAATCTTGAGGCGAGATATATCCGTAATTGTTCTTGTTCAGAATTGCAAGAACTGTGTTTCTAACCGAATTAATCATAAGGAGTGCCTTTTTTCAAAGATAGATAAAAAAGAAAAGGAGCCACTTGGCTCCCTTTCCCTTACAATAATATCATCTAAACCTTACAATGGTGCCATCGTAAATTAATTTTGGTTAAGATACTTTTCTAAATGCTCTAAAACAACCACGCCTTCATCAGTAAGGAAGAACTGTTCACAAGCATGGTAAGGGTCTTCACCATACGGAACTGTCATCATCTTCTTCTTGTTGCTTGGCGTGTTGAACCAAATCTCTTTTTTGTCTCGACGGAAAGCCAAGAGTTTTTCATTAAAGAAGTTTTTGACGTTAGACTGCAATGAGAGATTAGGGTCATTGAGAATGGTCAAGAAATCTTGTGGATTGTTCTTAGCAAAAATCAAAAGGTCTCGTCGAAGCTCAGCCGTAGTTTGCGTAGATGGGTCAATCCCAAACGCCACGCGGATAATGTTTTCGACTTGCTCAATGTCAAGCTCTCGACACGCTACAAGCGCATCCACTTCTGCGTTCAAGATTTCAACAATGTCTGATGCTTCTTTCTCAGTGTTAATCTCCTCAAACTTTTTACCGTTGAGAGGATGCAATGCAAGAAACTCTTGAAGCAAGGGCTTGTTTTTCGGAACATACAGTTGGCCGTCTTCAAAGACAATAGGCTCACGCAATACGTTGGCATCTTGTTCGTCTTCGAAAATAGACCGCTGATTAGGAGAGTACCGCATAACGCGATTGGTTGCGGTTGCTTCCTCCCAATATAAAAGGGGCCTACGCTTACTTCCCGCAGTAGGGATAAAGTAAGAAAGGGGGGTGGCTTTTGTTGTGAGTCGATAGAACTTATCGACAGGCTTAATTTGCTTAGCCATATGAATTGAATTTGATTTGATTAAAAAAAAGGGTGGGGGTTTGAACCCCCACCCTCTAAACATTATTCCTCAAAGATGAAGAAGTTATTAGCACCCAAGGTGCATACTGCTCGCTCTGACAAGAAGTGTACCTCCATCGCATCCAAAGATGAGTTAGAAGCTCCACCTGCAGAACCTGTAATCCAAGTCTTGTAACGACGGTCTTCAGTTTCTGAAGCGCGGTACCGAACGTGGAGGAAAGGTCGCTTAGCGTTCTTGCCCAAGATTTGGTCATACACTGAAGTAGAACCTGCAGGAACCAACAAGCCGTTGATACGACCTGAACCTGCACCTGTTGGAAGGCCACCACGCATTGTGGGGTCATTCAAGTATTTCCAATCTGACTTGTAGAAGTCATAACCTCGACGGAATCCCGTGAAGCCAAGATTCAAAGCCATGTTCTCGTCATTGTCAAACAAGCCATATGAAGTACCGCCCGCTCCGTAAGAGTTTTGAGCAGCCAACATATCGTCGATGTCGAAGCTGAAGTCGCGGTCAACGAAGATTACGTTCTCTTCAATTGCGCCCTGCTTGTCCAAACGGCTGATGATGGTATCAAACTCGGTAAGAGTTGTTGGGTTACCTCCATTGTAAACATTACCTCGGTTGTTTACAACATAGAATACACCTTCAGAACCCTTGTTACCTACGCCTGAAGTTACACCTGCAGCAATAGCGGCAACACCACTATTGGCTTCAGCAGGAACTGCTTCAATCATAGCTGTCTCCAAGTAGTCATCAAAACGCAAACGAGTTTCGTGCTCAGACTTCAAGTACCACAGGTATCCTGTTGCACCATTCTCTGTAGTCACTTCTACCCATCCAATTTGCGCCATATCAGAACCTGATACTGCGTACTTGTCCTTGATGATAATCGGAGAGTTATCGAAGATGTTGTCATCAGACTCCAATGAACCGCTCATTCCTGCTGTTCCTTTTTGGAACTCAGAACCGTAGATAAATACAGTACGAGTTAAACCCGCTGCACCTACCTGACCGCCTCCTTCGTAGTAAGCAACATCGAAGGTACCCGCCGCAGTATCTACTGCAGTTACGATAGCCTTGTTTTCGCCTGCACCTGCGTTATCAGAGATAACGACAGTTTGACCAACGCGAACAGCGATGGAACCTGTGCCGGGGTCAAGCGTGTCGTTTACAGTGATAGTAGCCGTATCATCGGCTGCAGCACCGTCAGATGCACAGTTAACGTACTTTGTGTGGAGACGACCTTGCTCTGCCCACTTGATGAGGTCAGAGTTAGAGGGCATCTCTGCACCTACCATACGAAGGAAAGAAGCAATTGTACGATTGCCGTATCGTTCGAATTCCTTTTCGTAAGTATCAGGAAGATACTGATTCAAGAAATCGAAATTTGTAATGTAGTTGCTCTGAAGAGCAACCTGCTCTGCGCTTGGTTGCAGAGCATACGTGGGGGTGGCGTTTACTGAACCTGCCATGTTTTCTAAGTTTTAAAGTTATGTCCTGTTTTTAGGACTGCGAATTTTGAGGCCGCTCCCCGAAGATGGAGATACGGCTCGAACTTGAAGCCCGCCTTTTTTAGAAGAGACTTGAGGAACACCACGCTCAGACATATTTACATTTTTAGTCTTCTTCATGAGGTCATCAACAGCCTCCGCCTTGCCTTGCTCGTAAAAGAACTCGGCAAATTTGTCGGGATTCATAGCCATTGCTAAAGAACGATGGTAAGCATGAGCATCTGTTAAAAGACCCTGTTCATCCGTAAACTTTTGAATCCACGGAAGTGGGGAGTCTTGCAACTTTCTTAGTTCATCCTTGTCCGCAGGAGAAAAAACAAAAGAGCGTTCACCAAGCTTGAATTCAAAACCTTTGAACTCATTGCTAAACACTTGATTTGTTTTGTCCACAAACCAATCTCTTCGGCGTTTTAGGGCATCCTGCTCGTTTTTAGCGTCGGCCAAATATTGCTTAAACTCTTTATATTCTTCCGAGGTATTAAAAGATTCACCCCCCACTGACTCAGCAGGAACCTTATATTTCTCTTTAGCCTCTTCAAAATACTGCTTCGCTTTAGCAACTATTTTTTTCTGTTTTAATCGGGTCTTCTTAATAAAGTCCTCGTCATCTAATTCCTCATCGTATAGATAGTCCTGAAGCATTACTTCAAGGTCGTCGTCATCCATACCATCAGTCATCTCTGTCTCGCGCAAGTAAGCTGCAATAAGTTCTTCACTTGATAGCGAAGAGTAATCCTCATTAAGCTTCATAAAGTCCTGAATGCCTCGGCCTGTTTCTTTTTTAAACTTAAAGAAAGCGGCCATCTCTTCATCCATTTCTCCATTTTCTTCACGAGCAGCCTTGAGGTCTTCAAGAGAATTAATTTCAATTCCCAATCGTGATTTAATCTCGTTGACCAAATCAGCCTCTTCAAACTTGCTCGCTTCCTCTTGCTCAGGAGCTTCTGCCTCGACCTCTTGCGTTTTTTCCACAGGCTGTGGTGTTTCACGCAAATCAATCTTAGCAATATTAGGGTCGTTAGTGTTTTCAGGCTCTACGAACTTAGCTTCATGAACATCAAGAAGCTCTTGTTCTTTTTCCTGCAAAGACTTTTCCTCCTTTAACTCCACGGATTTTACTTGAATACCTTCCATTAAATTTGATTTGTACGAAAGTAACTAATTATTTCTACTTAGCGTGGACTAAATTCAGCCAAATCGAAACCATCCAAACTGTCTTCGTTTGATTCAAACGAGATAGCAGGTAGGTTGTTCTTTCGTTGATTTATTAGTTGTGACTGCTGAGTGTTCTGCTGACTAATTCGATTAGCCTTAGCATCTTCACGTTGAGTCTCACGAGAACTCAACTGTGACTCAACAATATCTTTTAATTGCATCTGATAGTTAAACTCTTCAGCCATGAGCCTACTCTTCAATTGCGCTTCTGCTTCTTGCTTCTGCATCTCAAACTGAATCTCAGCCTGCTTTAGCTTCATCTTGCCCTCCATCTCCATCTGCATTTTCTGCATACTAGCTTGCTGTGCAGCTTGCTGTGCTTGAAGATTTTGCTGTGCAGCTACGGCTTGTTGCTGCATCTGCATACGCTCTTCGCGGTCTTGCTTTGCAACACGCTTTACTTTCAGGAATTGATTTGCAAGCTTGAGATTTTTAATCTCTCGAATATCAATCGCATCCTCAAGGTTAATATCGCCCTTGCTCAAAGCCATCTGTATGTTCTGCTCAAGTTGTGCTCTTTGCTCTTCGTCAGGCGTAACTTCAATAAAGATTCCAAAGTCGTAGATGTACAAATCGTTCATGTCCTTCAGAACGGCTACGTTGTACTTTCCGATTTGATTAACAAACTCATCCTTAAAGTCTGCATACTCTAAAATATCACCAATACGATAGGTTAGGCTTTCTGCAAGACTTCTAAATATATACAGGCTACCATCAAGAATATGACGAGTAGCCGTGTTAGAGTTTAATGCCGCAAGTTTCTGAACACCCACCAATGAATAAGGGTCAGGAGTAGAGCCATCTCGCGCTTCATTGAGACCCGTCACGTCACGAATCATTTGAAGATAGTGGTTCATATTTTGAACCAACATCTGAGCTTTTCCGGAAGCACTGCTTGAGGTAAGTTGCTGAATTGGTACACGGCCTTGGTTGTATTCGCCCTCTTGCGTATAGCTTCTTCCAATAACGCTACCCGTTTGGAAAAACAAACGCAAAGCATCCGAAGGATTGTAAGCGTTTCCTGTTCCAAGGTCTACCTCGTTCAAGCCATCAGCATCAATATAAACCCCGTCAGGAACCGTTCGTGATATAACCTGCTGCAGCTTTAGGTGAGTAATCTGAATGAGGTCGGCAAATGGTATCATGCGACGAACCAAAGATTCAATCACCCCCTTGTACAAACGAGGAGCGCAAGCAACGTAATTAGGAAGCGCGTGTTGAGATGCTGATTTAGGGCGCACCATGTTTTCAGCCATTTCCCACTTTAGCAAGATGTTTGTGCCCATAACCATCACGCCTTCATACCAAACGTCAATGGTTTTTTCAAGCTTTTCAAACTTGCCGTCCTGCATCATTTCTTCCGGCGGATTGAATTGGTCATCTTTTTCAATCACGCGCTTGTTGTCTCCATCTATTTTTTTCTTGTAGACAATCTTCTTTGTTGTCTTGTAGTTGAAGTACATTACCGTGGTAGTATCACGGTAAAAAATATCGTTGTCGTAATACTGAGCTACGTTGTAGTAGTCGTACCAACTTTGCCCTGATTTAGAAATGGTTTCCAAATCTTCATTGGTCAGGGTAGGGTCTATCTTAAGTAGCTCAATAACAGGAATCGTTTTTATCTCACCCCAATAGAAGCAGTCCTTGAAGTGAGGGTCTTCAGTATAGCTATACACCACGTTGGCAGGGTCAACATACTTTACCTCTACCCCACTGCCCTTCAAAAACTCTGTCTTTGCTACGGAGATTCCCAATACCGTAAGGTCGTAATCAAGTCGCTTACGAAGGTCGGTATAGTGGTTCTCTTCAAGGATAGTGTTAATCGCTTCTTCCTCTGCAATCTCAATAGCAGGCTTGTACTTAAGCTGCATAAAAAGCTGAAGCTCTTCATCAGAGTTAGGCAGCTCCTCGGAAGGAACTACAAACGGGTCAACACCACTTTGTTGCTGAATGTTTTCAAGGAATGGCTTAGCTACCATCTGCCCCTCAATCAGGTCTTGGAATGCGCTACGCTTAGATTGAGATAGAGCATCCTGAGCAAAAGCTTTTACCTTGAACAATCTTTCCGACATCCCATTGACTACGATGTCTACAAACTTTGGAAGAATCGGAACCGGAGTCCAATCAAGGTTGAGATAGGAAAGGTCTCCATCAATTGCTAACTCGTTCTTGTACTTTGCGATAGATTGTTCTCCTCTTGCATACAATCGGAGGCGATTAAAGTCTCGCCATTGATTGTAAAAGCGACATTGATTTCCATCTTTTTTGAACCATTCATACTGAATGGCTTGACCAATTTGCAACCCAAATTCGTCCGTAGCTTTTTCGGCATCCGATACAAATTGACTTGGGAAGCCCGTGGCTGATATATTTATAGTGACTTCCTTCATCGCAATATTTCGCTAGTTGTTCCGGTGTTGCTGTATCGAGCGAAGTTAACACTAATTTTTCTTTGTTTCTTCTCAGGCAAATACAAGTGCTTTTGGTTAGCCATAATAGCCAATCCCGAACTAATGGTTGCATCATATGCCGTTCGGTTACTAATGTCAAACTTAGCCCAATCTTCAAGGGTACGAATAAATGGCATCATCCCCATCTCGTCCGACTCCCTAAAGGTTCCCTCTAAATCTATACCAACGTGCTTCTCAATGTATGACTCAATGGCTGAAGCGTGAGCTTGCTTTACATCCTCGCTTGAGTTTGGTATGCCCCCCAACTCCTTTTCCGTTTTGGAAAGTTTAATAAATGGCTTGTCCGGTCTATTCATGCAGAACCCTCGATACCCTCTGTTTTTAAAATGGTAAAGCAATCTAGGCTTGTTATTTTCAATTAAGATGGGCATACCGTAAAAGACACACGCCATTAACACATCTTCGAAAAATATCTCGGCAGTCTGAGGACGAGCAACATATTCAAGGAAGAACTCGTTGCTTGGCGCATCCTCCATGCTAAACTTGGTTAAGCCGTGCAAAGCTCCATTTGAACCCCCGCCACCTACAACGCCGGAAATATCATAAGAGTCACATCCGAATGCTCCTATGTGTTCATTGCCGGGGTGCTTGACTCCGTTCTTTTCATATACATTATTCTGCAACGCAGCAGATGGTGTCCATGTAATATAAAACCTTCCGCGTTTATCAGGATAAAAAACTACCTGTGTATCTCGAATACCGTTTTCCCAACGGAAAGAACCTCGCGTAACAAACTGCTCCTTAATCAATGACTCAGAGTAATCAAGCTGTTGGTATATCTTGGTAAGATTGAAAAGAGAGGATTTGCTTTCGTCTCTAAACGCATGAGATTCCGTGCGAGGAAACTGTCGGTAAAATTCGTTCAAAGCATCAGGGTCATTCTTTAAAGATTCTACCTCTGCTTCCCAATAATCTACAGCCCCTCCATAGATGGGTCGGTCATCAACACCCCTAATCTCCTTGGGTGGAGTATGAAAAACCGGATGCCCATAGCGGTCAATAAACCCTTCCATGTTGTACTCCATAGGAATAAACAGGGAATACATTCCACTTTTGGTTTGCCCGTTTTTATTTCGGGTTTCAACATTGGAATCTTCGTAAATCTTTTTGAAGTTAGAACCACCCTTGTTTAGAGCATTAGACGTTGAACCCATCAGGCATTTCCCAATAATTCGACTACCCAATCGCAAGCACGTTTTGGTTACTCGCCAATTGTTTAGGATGTTGTTGGGCTTAATCCATTTACCGCTCTCGTCATGAACAAGGAGCAATAGCTTCTCACCATCATAAGAGTTGTCATCCGTGTTCTTCCAATCAATCGTGGTGTCGAGTCCATCCAAATCTTGAGAGGCCACATCGTGCATATTCTTCTTCGTAATCTTGGAAGCAGGTACACGAAAAGCCAACTCAGTTTTTGGTTTATCCATACCGTCTTGAATAGGCTTGAAGAAGAAAGGCAGGCGGTTTGCAATAGGAACTACCTTGTCCGTAAACATCTTCTTTGCATCTGAACCCGTCTTAGATAAGATGCCGACCCTTGAATCTTTTGCAAGTGTCCCTGTGTTCACACATTCAGAAGACCCCATGAAAGAAAATCCTGAACGACGAATCTTTAAGTATGTCATGCCGTAGCACCTATCGTCTGCCTTGCAAGCTTCCCAAAACAAATAGAATATTCGATTAGCTTCTCGAAAGTCAGGAGAGCCTACATCAATAGCGGCCCACTGCAAATACATATAGTGCGCCCCTGTGATGTACGTCGGAACACCTCCATTAATAAACCAATGGCCCTGCTCTCTTAAGTTGAACTCCTCCTCGATGTAATCTACCCACTCATTCTTAAACCCGGAGGGCATATCATTCCATTGAAAGATTGATTGGATTCTGCGTAGGGGAGCAGGTAATTCTTTTTTTACCCAATAGTCCGGCTCAGGAGAAAGATTCTCAGGGGTGGGGGGAAGTGCGATATTTAATCCTGAAATATTAATCACATCTCCTATCTGTCCGCTCTTGGATATAACTACCACATCGTATTTGTGGTTGTATCCATACAGCCAAGTTTTGGCCCGGTTCTTACTTGCAACAACCGACCTCGGAATAAAGTTTTTTAATTCCGTGTACAGCTTATTTTTTTGCTCTTTGTTCTGCAAATCCTTGCTTGGTGTCTGTTCGACTAGAATGACCTTCGAGCAAGTTAAGCTCTTCTTGCTCATTTTCTATCTTGCTTAAGATATCAAAAGCATCGAAAATACAAAGCTTCTTAGTAGCTGCGGCGTTTTTTAAACGGTCAGCCGCAAGTTCATCCTCCGGGTCAGGCTTAATAATGTCTTCCTTAGCTACCTTGATAAGCTGCTCTACCGCTCGATAACCTGCTGCAATAACTTGCTTTTTAAGTTGCTTACTATCTATCATATCACAAAGGTTATCTGATGGTCGTAGACCCGATAAAGTTTTTCGCCTTCTACGACAAATTCATATTCTGACTCAGGGGTGAATGAGACAGCCATGCCTTCTGCTATTCCCTGTGACTTCAGGTAATCATTGGGGTATTTCATAATACCCATCAATGGTTCCTCAGAAGTGGGGCGAAAGATAGAAGCATCCTTCGGAGGGATAGGTTTTACAAAACAGTATCGGTCGTGAGGGTACCACGTGCCATCCTGCTTGTACATGAAGAACTGTTCGTTATCAACCAAGAACAGCTCTTCCCACAAATGACTTTTTCCACTACGCCTTTTACCTGAGATGTCGTTATAAAACTTGAATACGTTGTGATGAACAAGAAGAATGTCGCCTTCTTTTATGGGGCCATCATATTCTAGTGGGACTGACTTTACAACGGCTAGGCGATTGGAAGCTTTGTAATTTTCTTCAGAGGTGCTTGTTATCACCTCGGTATCGCCCATCATCTTGGTGTTGTCGTAACGCCTATTTCCAAATGGGGATGCAATAAAGCAAGTAGGAGATTGCATTAAAAGTTTAGATTGTATTCGATTGCAATGGGCATAGTATCCCGAAACTGCTTCCACAAATAAATCTCTTTATCCTTTTCAATCCAAATCAATATTGAATTGTCTTTCTCAATCTTACGAATATGATGAATCCGATACTGTCCGTTTAATACCTCCTGCCCTACGATGTAGTGCAAAGCCCCACTTTTAGAATCAGGGCCAACTGATATTTTACGGATGTCATAAGCCATTACACAATAACTACGTTGGTGTTTAAGTGAGTAGTTGTGATGTTGTTCGCACCTGAGTTATTTATCACCTGAACACCAATGATGTCGTTTTCCGCCAAGCTCTGAATAGTCTGAAGGGTAGCAGTGACAGGCTTTGAAGAGCCTTGAGGAATAGATACATTTTGCTCTGAGGAACTGATTGCAAGACCATTCTTGGTGATTAAAAAGAAGATGCCGTCACCTGTGGTTCCCGTTACCGTGGCCGTAATAGTAATCGCAAATACTTTAGCTTCAGTTCCCGCGTATGTCACGCGATTATTTAAAGCGGTAAATGAGCTTGCCAATCCCTGCGTATAGGTGAAGTCCAACGGTACTCCAACCCCTTGCGCGCCTATTGTTGTTACGGCGGGTGCTGCAATATATGCGTTAATGTACAGGCCGGAGTTTGGACTTACCCATTGTGTTCCGGTAGCCGTGGAAGACAGCAGTTGTCCTGCCGTCCCCACGCTGCTACTAGAATCACTAACAGTTCCGGTTGCCTGAAAATTGGTACACGTAATATCCCCCGTCAACGTGATATTATTAGTTGCTGTATTGCCTGCAGTCAAGACCTCAGCGAGGTCAATGTTCAGAGCGGCAAGAGCAATTAAGCTACCGATGGTATAGTTCTTGGTAATATTGCTGTCTTCAGCATCGGTACCAATTACGTAATCGGCAAGACTAACAGATGAGTCGATAGGGTATGTACTAATTTTAGCCATTGTTTTCTTTTTGTGCTATCTCTCCTGTTTGAATGTTCAGAGAGATATCTTCTCCATACTTATCAGTCAGCTCCTTTTCCACCACAACAAACTGTTGGCGGATATTTTCTAACTGATTAATTGCTGCTACCTTCTCAAGCTCTGCATCTGCAATCTTGGTTTTAGCAGTATTTAAATCTTTTAAAACTGCTTGAAGCTTATCAAGTTCTTCAGCAGAAATCTTAGCGGGCGTAATTTTTTTCTTAGCCATGGTAAATTAAATTGGATTGAATTGATTCAAAGATATGCATTAAGCTTAAACATTAGGGTCGGTCGTCAGGAAACTCTACCTCAAGGAACTTGTACAAAAAAGCAGCAAGCTTTCTGACCTTATCCCGCACCTGAGCAGAGGTGTCAGTAGTAGTCGGGATGTAGTCTTTAAGTAATTGAATGTCTTCGTGAGACTGTTCAATATCCTCCGGAATTACTGTATTAGGGTCTATAGCCATGTCATTTTTATTTTACGTACACTTGGTAGTTGGTTATAAAGTAACGGGTGCCTGTTACGGTCCCATCAAACGAAAGTGTAGCAAATACGAAGTCCCCCTCTGATACGGATTGGCTAGTTGCCGTAAAGTTCATAGGGATGATGTTCTGACTTGATGAAGGAACGGTAAGAGTGGTGCTCGCAAGAAGGGTGCAGGTAATAGATGAGCCAACATATGTACCATTACCCATTGCGGTAACAGCATTAGTGGGAACCTTCCACAAAAAGAAATGAACGTCTTCGTTTCGAACCTCTGTTTGACTAGGATATTCTACAATCCCCTCCATGTAAGCGGTTCCGCCCTTATTTATTTTAAAACATCCATTGGTTAGGGCAACGTAGCTAGTAAAATTTTGAGTGGTCGTCCCCGGAGTCCCTGCACCTTGAAAGCTTTTACCGGTTTGAGTCTGAGTCCAATTGTAGTAGTTCGCACCAAGAGACCCGGCCATATACACAAAGCCCGCACCCGCATCTACCGATGTGCTAACACCACATCGCCCCCCTAAAGTAAACTGATTAGCGGGGCCACTTGATGAGCCTGAAGTTGTCCAAGCCGTTGTTTGTGAACCTGAGCTTGAAAGAACCTGTCCGCTAGTTCCGTAGCTACCATTACTATCTCGATAGCCTCCTGTGACAGCAAGACTAGCTGCCGTAGTTAGGTTCCCGGTTGCTGAAATGCCCCCTGCGGAGGTTACGTTCCCCGTGCTTGCAGTGACCGTAAACTTGTTGGTGTTTACCTCAATATCTCCGGTGGTCTGAAGCTCTCCTGTAACCTTTACCCCTCCACTTATCGTTTCAAAAACCTTACTATTAGAAAAGCGAATCTCGGTTGAACCGTTGATGCTATTCATAAAGAAGAAATAGTTGGCTCCCCCGTATCCAAAAGTCATGAGTCCTCCATTCGCAGTACTAGGGCACGTTAGAGCTAGTAATTTGTTTTGACCGACCGCCTCTAGAAACAAGCCCGAACTGTTGCCATATATCTTTCCCTCCGGGGTGGAAGGGTCACCCATCTGAATTTCGACATTGTCGTCGAAATAAATGTTATCTAAAAACTTAATAGCTGACATAAAGAGATAAAGATAAGGGTGGGGGTTTAAACCCCCACCCTATAAGGATTATTGCAAAGACTTAATCAAAACTCGCAAAGCGTTGGTACCCGGAGCACTTGCTACAGAAACAGTAACCGAGTTTGCGGTTGTTCGAGCCACCTTCGTCATTACGGTTTCGTATGTGGTGTTATCATATACCTCCACCATGCAATCACGTGTACCGAGGTTATGCGTAATGGCAAACGAAGTAGCAGCACCGTTTCCGATGTTTGCTTTAAACTCGGTAGATTGAATAACAGTCTCAACTTGTGTAGTAAAGTTACTTACTTGCGATGCGGTAACGACAATGTTTTGCTCACTCGCAGAGGTAATCTTACCAAAGGCATCGGTAGTAATTGTAACCGTCTCACTTGCACTACCAAGAGCAGTAACCGCCGCACCCGCAGAAAGTTGTGCCGCACCGCCTGTCATGGTGGCAAAACCATTTGCTGTCGGGAACGAAGCAATACCTGCTACCGTGTTTGTTGCAAGGTCAACATTACGCTGAACAATGGTAAAGTCAGTTACAGGCGGGTTGCTGTTGGCTGCGATATCATCCTCTACGATGATAACGTCGCCTATCTCTACTGCCGTGCCGATAAACGTGCCCGCTACAGTTACGGTGTACACCCATCCTTTTGTCAGTGCGACGTTTGTAGCACCGCTCAAAGCAGGCGTGTTTGTACTTGCGTTGTAGCCTCCCTGATAAACAAGGCCGCCTACTACGGAGTCATCAACGTACTGCTTAGTAGCAGCATCCTGTGCGTTAGTTGGGTCAACAACATTGGTAACCTTGTTGGTTCCCATGCTGAGGTCAGCAGTAGGCACAGCAAACTGACTCAAGCTAATATTAGAAGCGAGAATCTTTGCGTTGTTTCCACTTCCGCTTGTTGCATCCGTAACGGCTACCGTAAGGAAGTCGTTGGTTGCATCAATCGATGTGACCGTATCAACCAATGTAAGGTCAAGACCGACGTTCTGAACATTAGCTGAAGGGTTCTGAAGGAAGAGACCCTTATATGAGCTTTGATAGATGCGCATTGTAACGGCATCACCATCTGAGATAGTAGCGGATGTGGTGCCTCCTGTTGCGCCATAGTTCAGAGTCCAACTGTCCATGGTGCCCGGAGTAGAACCTCCGGTGATGCTCGTGATGTGACCTGCAGCATTTACAATTACCTGAGAAGGGTAAACATATGTTCCTGCAGTTACACCGCTAGTCATGTGACGAACGCGAAGGATATCTGTATTTACGCCAAGAGTATCGATATACGTGCCATCGCCATTAATCTGCAGCGTATCGCCGTCAATAATAGTCTGCGCTGTAGTACCTGTAGCATCACCATCTACATCGAAGCTGCTCATGGTACCCGCAACAGGCAACGTAACTGTCTTTACGTTGATAGCCGTTACGTGACCTGTAGAGTTAGAGGACACACTGTCAACAGCGGTAAAGGTGCCGCCTGCTGCAGGAGAATCCGTACTAGTTGTGTCAGTACGAGTTGTTGAGTCGTGAGCAATACCTATTGCACCCGTAGTGACTAACGTCGTGATATACGTGCCTCCCGCAAAATCAACCGTGTTACCATCCTCAACAACAATTGGAGTTCCGCTATCAGCCTCAAAGGTTACGCCGCTAAGCAAACCGTTAATAGTAGAGGCAAGCTGAGTAATATTAACGTACTTTGCAGTGGTGCCTGATGTAGCTCCGGAAACAAGAATATTTCCTGCTGATACGGGAGCACCGCCGTTCGAACCTGCAGCAAGTATGATGTTGCTACCTGTGGTGTAGTCCGGTTCGATATCAACGTCTACAGAAGTACCTGCGTTTATCAAACCGTTACTACCTGTAACGCTGTCTACGTTACCTGTTCCATCAAGATTTACCCAAGCAGTGCCGTTGTAATACTTCAGCGTGTTGCTCGTGGTATTGAAAATAATTCGACCGGCAAACCCGGTGGGGTCGGAACTTAAGTTCTCGACTGCAACATCTTGAATCTCATTGGATTCTAAATCGATGTTGTCTAGAAATTTAATAGCCATTTTACGGGGGATTAATTAAAGAAAGCCTTCCCCGAAAAGGGAGTGCTAAAAGTCAAAGTTACAGTATTTAAAGAATCGTAGTCTACCGAGCAGTAAACTTCGTTGTCGTTGGTGTCAACCACAGATACTGCCGCATACTTATTGAGATTGTGGGTAACGACCCAAGTAGTGGCAGGAGTAGACTGCGTGTAAACAAAATTCTTATCATTGCTTGATGTCACATTATATTGCAGGATGCTTACCAAGTAGCGTTTCTCATCAATAAAGCTTCCGGGGCCGGAAACATATTGAAGACCAATGTCGGAGAACTCAGGAAAGGTAGCGTTTTGAGTTACGCTGTTCCATTGAAATGCACCCCAATTACTAATCTTGTCGGCTTGGCAGATAAAGACAACGGAGCCAATTAGCGGATTGGAATAAAAATTAACCAACGTATCATTGTATCGATTGAGCTGATACTGATTAATCATGAACTCGCTTACGGAGCTGAACAAAACATTTCCGGGCTGCGTATCAAAAAAGGTAATGGTGCCGCTTTGATGACCTACAAGCAGGTCATAGTTCAGGTACAAGTATTGAAGCGACGTACTTTCAATCTTATTGTAGCCATTGATAAACTCGGCTACTGCATCTGCTGTAAAGTTCTTAGTCGCAAAAAGCTGTTGAGAATCACTCCCTATCCATTTGTCCGTACCGACTATTGCGGTATCAAGGGGATATGTGCTGATGCGAGCCATAGGCCAAATATAAAGAATCTAGCAAAAGAAAAACGAGAGCACTAGGCTCCCGTTTTCGTCGAATAGGAAATGTGCAAATTTACCGTGCAGTTGGTAACCCAATTCATATCCCTATACTGATTGAAATTGCGTTTACCATAACGCAATAAGGTTAGTAGCGTTGGTACCCGTAGCGTACACACGCAAGACCTGAACAGGCAAGAATGTTCCTGTAGGGAAATGACTAAACGTAACCACGCTTCGGTCAGCAGTCATAACTTTTATCTCGCTCCATGTAGCAGACGAGCCTGAAGCATCGCCAACATAAACTACACACGCAGCTTGCTGCGCATTAATCTGTTGAACTGAAGCATCGTATACGATAAAGGTCTCCGTACCTGTAAACAGATTAGAATTCAGCTCCAACTTAGTTGACGAATCAACACGCTTTACCGTAGTAAAGGTTCCTGCATCTACATCAACCACCACGTCTCCCGGTGCAGTTACGTTCAAGAAGCCTCCTTGGTAAACCTGATAGTTTTCGTTACCTGTAGAAAAGATATTCGCATCAAGGCTCAGGATGGTAGAAGAATCTACTGCGGTTACTGTAGCGCGGGCGTTAGTGTCTGTGTTGACTACTGTATTGCCTACAACTACAGGGGTAGGCGCAGTAAAATCTGCTCCCACGTCCTCAAGTTTATCTGCTGTAACCGCTGTTTGAGTACCGGACTGAACAGCCTTAGCTATTGTCAACGAGTTAAGATGGTCAGTCTCTGCCAAATCATTGTCTCCATTGAAGCTGTCAGTAGCCGGAGCGGGAATGTTGGTGGTGTTGCTTGGGATAATATCCTTTGCGGAAGAAGGCTGAAGTTTCTGATAGGTGCTCATGATATCTTTTTAGAATGTTGCTAGGTCAGCCTTTACCCAAGTGTCAGTGGCTATGCACAAGTAGACTGCATCCGCAACCCACCGAATCTCACCGAGAGTACCGGGGTCTGAGGATGATGCAGGGGCTGCATTTAACGTAGCTAAATCCATCTGCCCTGTAACTAAAACGCCGTTGGGCTTAGTTCGAATTTTTTCTCCATCGTCCTTATGGTGAAGAGCCACGTGGTTTTCAGTAACCTGAATCTGCACGTTACCGTTTGTCTGAACCTGAAAATTGTCGGGCGAGTTGAAACCGAAAAAAGCATTTGAATCGCCTGTGTGTACAATGAAATCAGGAATAAATACGTTAGTCCCGTTCGTTGTAATATTTGCATTGCCCTCAATGGTATTGGCTGTAGCTGCACCAAATGCAATTTGTCCTGCAGTTATAGAACCACCAATAGTTCCTGACCCCGGAGCTGAATCTACAGTATTAATAATGTCTTGCATCGTAAAGACTGCACGGTTAGAGTTGGCTAACGCTGAACCTTTATTTTCGGTATCCACATCGCCGGAGACGGTGTGAAATTTTTGGGTAACAGGAATATTTGGCATGGGAATTATTTATTCAAGGGGAACATTCGATTGAGTGAATCGCGACGTTTACCGCACCCGCAATCCTTTCCGGTTGCTTTGGAAACAGTATCTACCACGGCTTTTACTCCGGTAGCAGTTGTGACGTTTTCAACAACGTCACCCAATCCACGTACATTCTTTCGAATCATTTCACCTTCTTTAGGTTAGGATTTTTACGTTTGGCTTTTGCTGAAGCTTTACGAGTTGATGCGGCTAAGATAGCTCCTGCAGCTTTCTTAGACACACCACTCTTCTTAGCAATTTTTGCCTGTACCTTTTTAAAGCTCATCTCTTTCGCATCTTGCGTACCGTCTTCGTTACCTGCCTTACCATCTTACGTGCTCCTTTACTAGACATACCCTTCTTCTTAGCTACCTGCTTTACCATCTTACGTGCTGCTACTCGTGTAGCGCGAGATGGCTTGGGCATGGACGTCTTAGCTGAAGCACTTACCTTTTTCTTCTTAGGCCTGTCCATAGTTCCGACAGAGCTGTATGCACGTCCTGTCGTCTTCTTGTTCATTGCCTTTGACTCGTCACGACGGTCTTTCAGTGATTGCTTCTTCTTACCGTTGCGAGCACCGAGAGATTCGTCCATTCGGGAGTTGTACCCCTGTTTCATTTTTTTGGCCATGGGTGAAATGTTTATGTGTCAAATATAAAAAAAAATTAACGGCGACGTTTGGGAGCAGTTCGCTTCATCGTGGTCTTAGTTTTCCTTCCTGCATCAGAAACTCTTTTGTTTCGGACAACTTTTAATCGACCAAGCTGCCGGGTAGTCTGAACGTACTTGGTGTCTCCTGTAGAGTTGGTCGCACGAGTTTTAGTTCCACCAACGACTTTTCGACTTTTGATGTTTCTTTGTCCGCTTTTACTTCCGACCGGGCCTTTTCCTTTTGTGGGCATAACTTTAGTTTTATGGGCGAGTACATGAAAACATTTGTACTATCTCCCACTTGCCAAAGAAGATATACTTGCGTTGAAATACGATGCTGTATCGTGCTTTAATGACGGTTCGTCCCGGAGGCAAAACCTTGAAGACCCAATCTCCGCATACCGACTTGGAACCTATTCCAAGTCGCTTTATATGCGCTGTTTCCATCAAGCCTTTCGGTTGTTGAGGAAGAAACAGGTCGTCGAAATATTCAAAGATTTCCTTACGACCCTTACAGGTTTTAGGTGTAAGCGTAGGGAGGAGTACCGCGTTTTTAGAAAACAAAGCGACTACGACGTGAGCGTCGTTTGTTCGAAGGGCATCAAGAAATTTTTTAACTTGTTTCATAACATCAATATTTACCGCGCCGAGACTTAGGCGAAGAAGCTTTGGAACCTCCTTTTCCGGCCCATAGCTTTTTACACGCCCAATATCTAGCACTTAGTTTATCGTTAGCACTGTCACACTTGTGCCGAGCCTTAAAACTTTTACGTGCGGCTGCACTATAGTTATGACCATATCCCTTGGCTCCAAAATGAATGAGCTTCTCCTTGCCACTACTGCAAGCCTTAACCATCATCTTCTTTCCGGGACGGGAAGAAGATGTGGGTCGGTTGCATTTCATTTTAGATTTGGTAGGCATCTTATTGCTTCACCTTTCCGGCGGGTGTATTAGAAACGAACTGCTTAGTTCGTCCGTACTTCTTTTTTTTATTAGCAGTAGCAGCGCGTTCGCTCTTGCTCATGCTCTTTGCTTTTGCTAAAGGTAAACAACGGTCAGGGTTTTTCTTGTTCTTACTTGTACCGCACTCTCCCTTGATGGAACCGTCAGTACCAATACGAACCCACTTCTCGTCTCGCCATTTCTTTAGCTCGCCCATTACTTCCGACCAATTCGGTTCACCTTTCGAGCAGTGCGCTTGACAATCTTACCTACTTTTTTAGCAACCCTCGCCTTTTTGTTAGCCGTTTTTGATGCTGTTTTTGCGGCCTTTTTAGTAGCACTATTCGCTTTGCGAGCGTATTTTTTTTCAGCCTTTGCTTTTTCCCTAGCAGCCTTTACGGTAGTTGCGACCTTACTAGCCTTTTTTGACACAGCCTTAGAAGGGGACTTAAGGTCTTTGCCACCACCAAACTCAGGTTTAAGCGCAAGAGGTTTATAAGGGTTTGATACCGACCTCACTATGCGTTTCCCAACTCGACCTGCTTTAGGAGACTCTGTAATATTACTCATGCCGCTACGGTGACTGTAAGTTTTGCGTCTCTTTAACGCTTTTCCGTCTTCAGCTTGAGAACCAATCTTAGTTACTGTATGAAAATTTTTTTTCTTAGCCATAGCTTTTTAAATTAATAAGACGACTTCATCTTCTTCTCCATCCCGTATCCGGGATTGTTCTTCATCGAACCACCCATAGTGGCAGCGAATGTAGAAGCCTGAGCTTTACCGACTGCGTTATAAGGGAAGACCTTAGTCTTCATCTTTCCTGTCTCTCCACACTTGTACTTTACTGTAGGCATTACTTCTTGGATTTTTTTGCGTAGTTAGGGTCCTTGCAATATTTACTCGCAGCCATATTCGCATAAGCCGAAGGGTATCGGTCAAACGTTCGCTTAGCCCAAGAAATACCTGCAGGGCATATCTTATTTTTTTTGGCACGTCCTTTAGTAGCCATTATCGAGTTCTTGTTTTTCCGTTTCGAGTAGTCTGTGCAGCGGTCTTCTTACCCTTCGAATCGCGGATTACCACGCGGCTAGAGGTATTAGTCTTGCCTCTTTTGTTGGTAGTCTGCGTAGTGCTTTGAGAGGTTGAGGAACCGTCGGCATATGTAGAGGAAGACCTTTCGGTAAACTTACTCTTAGTTTTACCCTTCTTGTTTTTCTTCGACTTCACACTAGAATCAACTAGAACGCGAACACTATATGGATGTCCTTTTCTATGCATCTATCGTTGATTAAAAAGATATTTCTTAGCTGCTATACCTGCACCCGCTAGGGTTGCCAATCCTGAAGCAGTTTGACGAATTTCTTTACTAAGCCCCTGCTTCCCTGAAACACGACGCTTTGTGTTTCGGATATGCTTATTCCTAAACCGAGAACCGGGCATAGCATTACCAACTGCAGAAGCTCGTCTACATTTTCCACTCTTTGCCATCTTGCGCGAACCGCAGCTACTCTGTCGAGCGCGTTTGCGATAAGCGCGATTGGCTTGTCTTGTTTTTTTATCCGGCATCTTATCGTCCTTGTCCCCGGTAGGGTTTGTGATAATTCTTACTTTTCTTGCTCGCAGACATCTTGGTCTTAGCATGAATGCCGGGGCGTTTCACGCTACTTTTTTCGCGATGAATAAAAGATATTCCTTTAGCCATTATAAAGATTTTAAACCTTTGAGTCCACGTATCCCTCCTGAAGCCCCTTTTGCTTTTCGCTCGGCGGCCTTTTTCTTCCGAGCTTCGGTTGAAGCTTGACGTTTAGCAGCCACCGTGTCCTTGACATTCTTCCTGCGCTCAGCAGCCTTGTTGTCAATTTCCTTTAGCTTTGTAGCTAACGTGTCTTTAAATGTAGTGGTAGAGTCTACCTTTTTTTCTTCAGCCATGTTTCAAATATATGAATGACTATTTAAAATATTGGAGAGTAATTAGATACTTCGTTAAAGCAAAGTATAAACTCAACACCGCTGACCTAGAGATGCTACTTTTTTTACACTCCGAAGGTTACTTCAGTAAAGACAAGTTTAAGGAGTTCGACCGTCTGCTCAGTTGGGACGTAAATAGGTTCGACCGACTCAAGCGCGACGATTGGGTTGTGGTGTTCCGCAAACATTCCGGAAAACGAAAAGCCCTGTACGGGTTATCGTACAAGGCTAAACGTATGATAGATTCTGTTTACAAGAAGCTCAGCGGAGAGGAGATACCCGTAGGGGCAGAGACCAATCCCTTGTTCGCTCGTAATGTCTCCTACTCCGACAAGCGGTACAAGGAGATGATTGAGAACATGAACAAGGCTACTCGACAATTACAACATCGCTCTCACGAATGATGGTGTAGGGGATGTCTCCTACCATCAGGCTGTGGCCTGCGTGTTTGTCGAAGTAGATGGTGTCTGCTTCCTTGATTCCCTTTACCTCCGTACCTACAGCATTGACCGTAGCCTTTTTGTAGCGGAAGTCTTTGGTGTCCTGAACAGATAGGATAAGCCCTGACTTGCTCTTCATCTCTTCATCGATAGGAGAGATGGCGATGTATTTGCCTATTGGTTTCATTGTGCCTCATATGTTCGTGCCATAGTAATAATAGCGTTGGTACTTAAGATGCTCACTGCTACGGACACTGCGTTCTGCAGGGCTACCCGCGTAACCTTGCACGGGTCGATGACTCCCATCTCGATGAGGTCTCCATACCTCGCGTTCTTCACGTCGAAGCCATGCCCCTCTTTAGTTACTAAGTTCTTCATAGCCGTCTCGTATACATCAGCAAATGAACTACCCGCATTAATAATTATCTGACACACAGGAGAACACAACGCTTCAGATAGAATAGCTGCAGCTACAAGGTCTTCAGATTTTTTATACTCCTCGTTCAAAAGCTTCATCTCAATTTTTTGATGCTCGTTATAAAGAGCGACACCTCCGCCGGGAAGAACGCCCTCCTCAAGAGCGGAGCGCACGGCGCATACAGCATCATCAACCCTATCGTATAGCTCCTTCTGCTCAAGGTCAGTGTTCCCACCTACGCGGATAACTCCTATGCCACCCGTCAAGGAAGCAATACGAGAAAGGATAAAGTCTTTGTCCGCCTTCTTCGTTGCCAACTTCGCCGCATCCTTCAGCTCGCTTACGCGCTTCTTCACAGCATCGGCAGCTTTAAGGTTGTCCTTGATGATGATGGTTTGGTCTTTACCCACGATAACCTTCTTGGCTGAACCGAGGTCAGAAGGTTGGATAAGGCTGAGGTCGTCGCCCGTAGCTTCAGAGAAGTAAGTAGCTCCCAAACTCAAAGCAATGTCTTGCATAAGCTCGTGCTGCTTATAGCCAAAGCTCGGAGGAGGAATAGTGCAAATCTTTACCTTCTGCTTCATCACGTTTGCAGCCAACGTGTTGGTAAGCTGCTGAGAGGTAGGCGCAATGATTAAAAGCTTGCGGTTCTTAGTAGGGTCAACTACATACGTCAGTACCTTCTCGATAGCATGGATGTTATCCATCTCAGCATCCGAAACCAAAACAAGGCAGTCCTCATATACGCACTCGTCCTTCTTGTGGTTGTTGATGAACAACGGAGTAGCATAACCACGCTCTACCTTGATGCCCGTAGTAGTCTCAAATGTAGTGTCGCTCGTCTGACTCTTCTCCACAGTAACCATCCCCGTCTTGCCAACCTTGTTGTAAACGTCAGCGATAATCTTTCCAACCGTATCGTCATTGTTCGCAGAGATAGTCGCTACGTCAAGAAGCATCTTCTTGGTTACAGGACGAGAACGATTCTTCAAAGAATCAACCACCTCGTTGGTAAGGCTCACAAGCGAACGCAGAACCTTCGTCTTGTTGGCATACTTGTTCTCCTCAAACATCTCGACAGCAGCCTTTACCAAACCCTCAGTCAAAACAATAGCAGTCGTCGTGCCATCGCCCGCAGAGGTAGCAGTACGCTCAGCAGCTTCCTTCATCATGCGAACCGCTAAGTTCTCCGTAGGGTCAACTAGGTCAACCGACTTCGCTACAGTAACACCGTCCTTCGTCACAGTAATGCCGTGAGTGTGATGAGGTGATTCGATAAGTACAGTATTGCCGCTAGGCCCAAGCGTACTCTTTACAGCATTGGACAACTTTGTGATTCCACTAATGAGGAGGGTGCGACCATCCTCGCCAAATTTTAAGTCCTTGGGACTGTAGCCTTCGTTCATTGAATTGAATTTAATTGATGTGTCAAATATAAGGCTCCCTATAGAGAGAGAGAGAAAAACTATTTTTTCGTTTTTACTTCCCTATGTACGGAGTTAAGTTAACATTATCGACACTTTAGCTGAGTATCAATAAGTTAGCTTACACTTCACCAACACAAGCAATGTTGAAAAACGACACTAAATGAAAAGAGAGAGGCATCACCCTCTCTCCAATCATCAATCACATTTAATGTCTCTCAAATTAAACGCAATCCTTTCCGCATCTCCTTCCGCATCTCAGCACGTTCGATGCCGTCGGCTATGCAATCTATTTTATACTGCTTCTTCATTTGCTGACGATACATGGCAGCCTCCTGTATGCCCGTCATATGATTCGGTCGATTGTTAATCAGCCGACCATTTTTGATAGTGAGTCCTTCTGCTTTCATACCGCTAACATACGAAAAGTTTTTAGATGTCTGTACTGTTTAGGCTCCCTGCCGTCTGACGCGCGCACCACCTCATCTCGAACCCAAAGTTTCGGTTCGGGGGGGGTGATGTTTTCAGCACCTTCCTCCGGAATTTTTGACCTTTTTCTAAATCGGTAAGCCCCGTCCGGAAACCCGCGCCCACAGCGGGCTACAGCGCGGCCGCTGTATCCGGTGGGGGTTCGAACCCCCACCGAAGAAGAGCACCTACCTGCCCTGCTCCCCCTATCCCACAAGGAGAGAGAGGAGTTCAGAGGAACTCCCTAGCCCCACGACCAAAGAAAATGCATCTTACAAAACATCGGGAAAGCCTTGCTACCATTGGGCTGTAGAGCGAGAGAGAAAAGAAAGCGAACTACCCGAAGTGAATTCGTGGCCGGATAGCTTGTGTAATAGACATTAATTACACTATATTTGTGTCAGCAATGCACGAACAAATGACTGCTTGCAAATCTTAAATCTCTCACATCATGTTTAACAACTTAAACGAACTCGAAGTAGCATACTTCACAGCCTTCAACGCAAACGGCACTACGCTTGCAAAGTTCTACACTGCTCAGAAGAGCATCAAGAAATCAGGAGACGCAGTCTTCGAGAAGCGCATCAAGCTATGGCATCAGGTTGACTCGCTGTGGACAGCATTCAACTCCGACGAGGAGAAAGCACGACGAGCGGAAGCAGGCATCACGATGACATCAACTGACTTCTCAAAGAAAGTGCTTGGATATAAAGACAGAAGCATGAAAAACTCCATCCTTCGTGCTGTGAATAGCATCAATGACAACAGCGATTTGATGACAGCCTACAAGCGTGAGATGACTCGTCTCGGCAAGGGACGTTCGCTCAAGGGATTCAATGCCTTTGCGAAGCAGGTTGAAGCGCAGGTCTCCAAGGGAGCTACCACAGATGAAGCGGCAGAAGCTACTGCTGATGCAATTGCTACTGCTGATGCTGTTTCCTGCATCGCTCAACTGCAGTTCTTCGGTCTGCAGAGCGGACGTGTCGCACTCAAGGAGGACGGCACATTCGATTTCACTTCGGTGAACCTACAGCAGGCTGTTGAAGGTGCGAAGAGTTTTTACGAGCTACTTGCGGCAGAAGCAGTGCGACAGCTCAACGAGCAAGCTCCTGCAATCTAAGTGGGGGTTCAAACCCCCACTCAGTTACACTGACGAGACCTGAATGGTCGAAACGCTGTGAAGCGTCTGTAACAAATCTAATCTCTCTCTCATGACTCCTGAAAACCTCTACAGAATCTCAACCGCTATCCTTTGGATTGCATTTATACTCTCTCAGCTATGATTAACTACACAACAGATTCTAACAGCTACCGAGGCACCCTGATGGGCTACCATGGTTCTCCTGCTCCGCAGGACTTCCGCTCCGGTGCATCCGTATCGGATATCGCAGGCTTGCGTCCTGTAGACCGAGCATCCCTCAAGCAGGTCAGCCTGACGGAGATTGGTGCTAAGTACGGCATCGGATTCGAAATCGAGAAGACATCCTTCGCTCGCAATGCGATGAAGGCCATGCCATTGTTCGCAGGGTACGAGCGTGACTCATCCTGTGGGTATGAAGCAGTGACCAACATCCTGCCTTTGCTCCCTGCATCGGAATGGCGCAACAAGGTGTACTCCATGTTCCATCAGGCGGAGCGCATCTTGGATGACCAATGGTCACCATCCAACCAACGCTGTGGTGGCCACATCACCCTATCCTGTGACGGCATGAATGGAGGTGAATTGATGGAGCACATCCGTCCGTACTGCGGCATCCTACTCTCGCTCTATCGCAGACGATTGAAGAACAGCTACTGCTCTCGCAATCCAAACCTGCGCTTGGCGCATGAAGTTGAGAGTGCGCTTGGCGGAATCGCTTCGAAGTACAATGTTGCCAAGGTGATGAGTCATGGGGTTGAGTTCCGCCTTCCATCTCGCGTTCGCTCGGTGAGCGACATGAAGCGCAGGTACGAGCTGATGTACGTCTTGGTTGACTGCGCTCGCCAATCGTTCGAAGGCAATGCACCGACATGGGCGAAGGCGATGTCACGCATCAAGCCAATCGTCTCACTCATGTACCGAGACGAAGCGAAGGAGCAGAAGATTCTATCTCTCGCCAAGGATATGCAGAAGTTCATCAACACCGGCAAGATGGAATTCTCAGTGCTCCCATTCATCGACCCGTATGCAGAGACTGCATCATCCTTCAGGACGCGACGATGCAACCGACTGATTGCGCAGGGTGAGCGAGCTTACTACAGCGAGTCGCGATGGTGAGACCTTTGGGTGGGGGTTCAAACCCCCACCTGCTGTCGGGCGATGTGCATCGCTCCTGATGAGTCCGAAAGGACGAAACAGCAAACCAACAAACGGGTGATGGCCTACCATCGAAACGTCATGAACAATATCGAATCACAAGTCAAGTGGGTTTTCCGAATTGCCATTGCATTCCTCTTCCTTGCCGCGTACCTAACATCAGGCTGTTAATAACTTTTAACATTCATTGTTTGGAATTAGACATTCATTGCACTATATTTGTACTATCAATCACGGAGGAACACTCCTCCACTAAAATCTCTCTCTATCATGCGTAGACAACGCAACCCCCACACGAGCGGTGAGAACCGCAACCATTACACCAAAGGCTATCAGGCCAAGGTGGAGTTTTGGACAGGCCAACTGCTACAGCCTGACGGCAGGTACTCGCACGAGCGAGTCATGCAATCGCTCCTTCACTTCCAATCTAAGCAACAGGAATGGTGCGAGGCAAACGAGACAATGCTCATGGCTAAATTCGAAGATGCCTGTCGTGCAGGACACGGCACGCTGAACGCTCAGGTAGACTTCATGGGCTTCGGTCAGCAGGCCACATTGCACTGCCGTGACATCGTTACAGCACAGCAAAACAAGCGTCAGTCATGAAGCAGTTCGCAGAAGAAGCACTCATCATGGCACTGACTGCGATAGCATTCGTTGCGTTCCTTGCAATGGCCTGCTATCTCCATGACTCTTTAGAGTACATTCCAAACCCTATCAAGTAATCAATCATGCAAACACCAAGCAACACAAGTGTCAAAAAGGAGGACGAGCTATGGGTATTCGCGGCATTCCATTACGGATGGATGATGAAGGACTTCAAATCAGTCAACGTCCGAGAGTTTGCCGAAGAAATCGGTTTGCCCTACGAGCAGGCATTATATGTGTCTGACAACTATGAACGCTTGCTCAAAGAGCACGGTCACCTCTTCTCTTACTAATCTTCAATCAGGTGGGGGTTCAAACCCCCACCATAAATCTCTCTCTCATGAAATTCTACAGAACATTCATGGTCTCGTATCAAGCACCAACAGAACACAAAGGTGCGCGAGTCCGAATCAAAGACCTCTCCGAAGGCACACGTATCTTCATCCCATTCAACTACGAGTTGAACACCATCACAGAGATGGCGAAGGCTCACCTTAAATCAATTGGGATTCCAATCGTGGCTGAGGCACTCACCCACAAATCAGGATGGGACTCTTACCTGCTACTCTCGAACGAGTACGTAAACCTCCTTGAGAAATGATTAAGGCAGGCATCCAATTTCGTACTGCCACATGGCGTGAGTGGTACATAGTCAAGACATTCAAGAATCAACCACACATGGACAACTTCATTGAATACATCTGTCGAACCAAAGGCTACACCTTGGATGAGGTATGGCACTTAAATAAATAATCATGAAGACATACTTCAACGAAGAAGGACAGCATCAAGCTGACTTCGATAGGATGTGGGACGCATACGTACCCGCACAAGGCGAGGCTGACACAGCACACGGAGAAGCCATCCGTATCATCGCGCGATTCTCTTACGACATCTACAACAACGGAGGAGGCAACCTCTTCGAGAATGATGAAGACTACACTTGGAATCCTTACTACTCAGCCATGGCTGACAACCTCACAGAGTTCATGATAGGTTCAGGGTTGGATATCAGGCGAGAGATACGCCATGTAGTAACAGTTGGTATTGACCGACATGGATGGGATGAAGTTGTATCCCGATTCGAACCATTGATGGATGCCGTCATCAGACGCGCACTGCACGAAGAAGAAGTTTCATTATCTAAAAAAGAACACCATGCCTAATATGTCATACTGCCGTTTTGAAAACACGTCCAACGACCTTGAGGATTGCGTAGATGCAATCAACAGCGAGCGATGCTTACGCGATGAAGGACTCGACAAGTACGAGCGAAGAGGGTTACTGAAGATACTAAATCTTGCCAAGCAAATTGTCAAGGAAGAAGAGTACATCCGCAAGCTACTAACTCACGACCATAGACCATGGAACGAACCTCATAGCAATGGGTAGCTGTGCTTGAGAGACTGCACAGCATCCATACGGGGGGTGGTGGGGGTTCAAACCCCCACCATCTTTCTCCCCTAAAAAAAAATATCTCTCATCATTTGGAATTAGACATCTTTTGTACTATCTTTGTACAATCATTAATCATTTAAACACATCTCTCATGTGCGTTATCATTATCAAACAACAGACCGACAAGGTCATAGACCAAACCATACTGCGCTCGTCTGCGCGTATCAACCCACACGGGTTAGGAGTTACATGGCTCGACACATTCAAGACAGAGTACTATAACTCAGCAGACTACGATGTGCTTGAAACCAAGCGACCCTTCATCGCACACTTCCGATACGCTACCATAGGTGGGGTGACTCAGCACAATATGCACCCATTCGTATGCGGTACTCAAGACCACGAGCTACTCATGATGAACGGTACAATCAAAGGATTGGGTGACAAGACAGATTGCGACAGCCGAGTTCTAGCAGGTATGCTCGGAGAACTGCCGCGTGATACATGGAAGGATACATTGGAGGAGCACGAGTGCCGATTCACTACCATCAATACCAAGGCTCGCACCTTTGAGATATACAACGAAGATATGTGGCACACGCATGACGGCATCATGTACTCAAAGCCCAACGTCCTGTTCACCAACACGATTGCGGTATACGGTACGCTCAAGAAGGGACAGGGCAATCACCCACGATTCCTGTCACGAGCAGAGTTCGTAGGTTCAGGTATCACGCAGGACAAGTACCCGCTCTTGATTGACGGACTACCTTACCTGCTACCTGAAAAGGGGACAGGTCACCGAGTAGAGATGCACGTGTTCCGTGTGACGGACGAGATGCTATACGATGTGGACATACTCGAAGGTCATCCACGTTGGTATGTGCGTGAGCAGATACCTGTCCATGTGGGTAGCGAGACGCACATGGCTTGGACATACTTCAACCCCAAGCACCGACAGCCATCTGATGAGATGCACTACACGTTCCCTGCGCCCTCACCATGGGACGCTGATATGGCTGAAGACGATGAGCTTCTGCCCCTTGAATATGGCAACGCATACTACTGCCTTAATTGCTTCAACGCGGTAGAGAAAGATAACTCAGCCTTTGATACATACACCTGCAAGACTTGCAGTGAGAGCTTTGATGAAGCAGAACTAAACCAATACAAATTATTCTAATGGACAAGAATAGAATACCCGACTGCCTTAATTGGATGACCGATGACATGGTAGGTGCAGGAGCACCTGCCGATGCAGGTGAAGCCAAGTTAAACGAATGGCTCTATGAGTTCTTTGACGAGTACGAATCAGGAATCATGGAGTACATACAAAACGCCATGCAAGAGTTCGTGCAATCAAAAGAACCTGTAGAGTACGGAGAAGATGAGCGAGGATGCGACAAGTACCATCAACAAAAAGATGACGCGCTATGAGTGACAACATAACACCACTGAGTAAAGAGATAGCTCAGGTCATAATGAATCGGATTGTCCTTAAACGCATAACACCATCAGGCGTTGATGACTACAAGGATATAATGAGTGAGATAGAATCAGCGGTAAGCGAGATGCTAGTACAAATAGATAACCACTTTTGCGATGAACAGTAAAGAGATACAAGGCTTGATTGAATACGTAGAGAATCCTGACAACAGGATGCAAGGCGGATACCACGTAACAGACGTGGAGATGTTAAACATAGTGATGAATAAACTTAAAAGATTAGCAAAAAATATAGAGCAATGAATCACACATTTAAAAACAACGGTCTGATTGCAGACTTTATGGGGAAGCCCCGACACCAAGAGTACAAGACCTTCTTCAGGGTAGAGAACGAGGACGGCTCTGTAGGTATGGTACACGCTGAAGACTTCAAGTATCACACCTCGTGGGATTGGCTGATGCCTGTGGTACAAAAGATAAGCAACATGAAAGAGGTGGAGGTTGAGTTCACTATAGGTGACAGGTTTGTTTGGGTGACTGCTGAATTCGGGGACAGCGTGTTCTTTAGCGGTAATAACCCTGAAGACAAGAAAGAACCAATGATATCAAAAGTTTATCGTGGGGTTGTGAGTTACATAGAAAAAACATCAGAGCAATGAACAAAAAGACATACCCATTCAGTGAAGGAGACGAGTACTACTCAGTGGTCACCCGCGATGACGGACGAACAGAACTAATTTGGTCTATATGGGATGACGTCAGCGAAGAGATGCATGACAAAAATCCTCAGCAACTTTACTACACCACCAACCACGCACTTGAATTGGCTCGCATCAAGCCATGCTCAATTATTCTTTATTAAACTATATTTACACCATGGCTGTACTAATTAAATCAGATGGTAGTCAGCACGACTACCCAAACTACACCACCCTCGAAGGCAAGCAAGCCGCTGTCGGTGGATACATTGAACCCGTATACCTTGACAACAAGGTGTTACTCGTGAATGAAGAAGGTCTCATTCATCAGCTACCCGTTAACGAAACCGCTTCCGCGATGGCACAGCAGATACTTGTTGGTGACATCCTTCTCCTGACGAGGGAAGAGTGGAACGAAAACAATTGATATGAAAGAATTTTTTAAAGGGGCGTTGGTCAACGCCAAGTATTACGGCGACACTGAAGCCCGCATCGCAGAGCTGAAGAAGCTCCAAGGAAAAGAAAAGTATAATGTATCAGACCTATCCAAGTTTGGTAAGCTTATGCCACGCGAAAAGTTTGAGGAACAGTACCCGTTCCTGTGCGACAACCTACACAAAGATTGCACAGACGTGTGGATGTATCTTCAGAACTATTTCGTGCAAGCACTGAACACTGGAAGGTTCTACAACAATCAGTTCACGAAACGCGGAAAGACAGAGAAGGATATCAAAAAGATAGAAGAATATATCTTTGAGAAGATAGAAAAAATGTCTAAAGAATCCTTGGTTTCTGTCTAATAGTTTCGTATCTTTACATCATCATTAATCATTCTCTCTCATGTCTAAAATTAAACAGACCCTTGGCGAAAGCCAACACGATGACACGTTCCTTGATGACACCTTCCGTGTTCAACAACGAACGATTGTACCCACACCCTACATCATAGGTGCTATTCGTCAAATCTTTGACGACCAACTATTTGCTATCCAAATGGAGCAAGCCAAATCTAAATCTAATGAAACGAAACATCTTTGAGCAATATGTATCAGCAGTAAGCCAACGCTTCGACGTTCCCAAGGAGGAACTGTTCAGCAAGAAGAAGCATCGACACTTGGTTGATGCAAGACATATGCTGTACTACCTGTGTGCCAAGCGACCAATGAACATCAGCTACATTCAGATGTACATGGCCGACAGCGGATACGATATCTGTCATTCATCCATCATCCATGGAATCAAGAAGGTCACCCAACAGGTAGAGGCAGACCAAGATTATCAGTCATTGATTTCTGATATCAACAATCATCTTTCATCATAACGGGGGTTTAAACCCTCACTTAAATTCAACGCAATGGAAAAGAAACAATCAGTGTTTCATACTTTGTCGGCTCTCAATGTCAAGGACAAAGTTCGTAAGAAGAACAACCTGAGCTACGTCTCATGGTCAGATGCTTGGGCTATGCTCAAGAAGCTTTACCCCACCGCACAGCGCACCATCTATGAGCATGAGCATACAGGGTTCTGCTACTTTACCGACGGCAATACCGGATGGGTAAAGGTGGGCATCACAGTGGAGAACATAGAGCACATTGATATGCTACCCATCATGAACTTCCGCAACCAAAGCATCACAGTGGATAATATCACGTCGATGGATGTGAACAAAGCAATCCAACGTGCGACAGTGAAGGCCATAGCTATGCACGGTCTTGGACTCGCCGTCTATCAGGGCGAAGACTTGGAGGACGTAGCTCCGCCCGCACCAAAGCCCAAGCCAAAGGCAGAGGGTAAGGAGAAGCTCACCACCAAGGGTGACAAGTGGGTAGCTGCTGTCAACTACTTCACCAAGAATGCGCAGACAGATATCGCAGAGCTGTTCAAGTTCGTGGAGAAAAGCTACGACCTGCCACCACGTGTGAAGGCCAAGCTCAAGGAGGTACACGCTCAAGCTCAGACCAATGGTTGATATCATTGAGCAACTCAGAGACGACTCAAACTACTACGGCAAGGTAGGTAGGCAGTATCTATCCAACTCGGACATAGGTACTTTGCTTACTAACCCCGCAGAGTTTGGTGTCAAGCGCGAAGACAATGTGAACTTTGCCAAGGGCAGGTTATTCCATCAGTCAATCCTTGAGCCGGACAAAGCACGTGACTTCTTGCACATCGATGTAAGCACACGCACTACGAAAGCATACAAGGAGTTCATCGCTGAGAACAACGTCCCTTTCTGCTTGCTGACCAAGGAGGTCAACGAGATACTTGATTCAGTAGAGAAGATGATGTCCAACTTCACATTCTTCTCAATGATATTCAAGCAGGGTGCAACATATGAACAGCCTGCTGTTGGAGAAATCATGGGGCGTATGTGGAAGGGCAAGGCAGACATCGTTACTGACGATGCCGTGTATGACCTGAAGACAACGGGTGACATCAACAGCTTTGCTCGGTCAGCTAAGAGGTACAACTACGACAGTCAAGCCTACATCTACGAACAGTTATTCGGAAAGCGTATGCAGTTCTTAGTGATAGACAAGACGACCGGATGCCTTGGTCACTACACCGTATCAGATGAGTTCGTTCTCGATGGTGCGCGGAAAGTATCCAAAGCCATTGAGGTTTACGATAAGTATTTCTCTGCTGATGCACCGGATGATATCAGTTCATTCTACATAACTGATGTTCTTTAAAAGAAAAACCTTGCGGATAGAAGTTCCAACTGTCCGCGACACTTCACAAGCCAAGCAAGACTTGATTGATGCAGTGGCAATTTTTTTGGAGCATGAAATAAAAGTTACTTGCAAATGTCAAATGACAAAAAAAAAGAACCCGCCATTTGGGTGGACGGTCTTCGAATCTTTGAGGTCAAGGAAGGCCAAGGCCGCTCTTGGGGAATCGGAGACATCGTGATAGACCCTGATGTGTTCATCGCTTGGTTACACAAACAACCACGTAGGGAGGATGGTGCCGTCCGGATTGCCGTGAACCTGAGCGACCGCACAGGGAATTGGTATACCCAACTCGACACCTTCGTCCCGAAGAAGAAACAGGAGGAAGCTCCCGCACCTCAACCCGCTCCCCCGGTTGAGGCAGAGGAAGAGGACACTCCCTTCTAATGCAGGGGGGTGGGGGTTCAAACCCTCACCCCCTTTGTGTTAATTATCAACGTCCCTATTGTTCTTTTATATTTTATTCTATCTTTACTTTCCTTCCCTTACGTGAAAGAAAAGATAACATTTTCAACATCACAACTGAAAATCAATTAGTTACCTCCTCCAATTCAACACCATCTCGACATGACCTCGACACAGAAGAACACAACTATCTTCAAAAACATCCACGATACAGAGACAGCCTACTACATTACGACTAAGAAAGCTCTTGACCGAATCAAAGACGGCACATCCAAGCCCTTGATTCAAAAGATTCGTGACCGCAACATCAGCAAGGCGGAGAGACAAGAGCTGAAGAAGCAACTGCCTGCCATCTGCTTCAGTGGAATCTTCGTTCGGCGTAAGGATGATAGCCTGCAGGAACACAGCGGTATCATCTGCTTAGACTTCGACGACTACGAAAAAAGAAAAGATTTGATGGCCGAGAAAGAACGGCTATCCAAGGACAGGTATGTTTACTCTGTCTTTGAATCACCATCAGGTCTCGGCCTGAAAGCATTGGTGCGTATCCCGCCCATCCCTGAGCGACACGTACAGTATTTCAATGCGCTTGATAAATACTTCAGTAGCCCACACTTCGATAAATCAAGTAAGAATGTTGGGCGTGTATGCTATGAATCATACGACCCCACCATCCACATCAATTCTGAATCAGAGGTATGGACTCGCATCGAAGAGCCGGAGTACCTAGAGGTGGTGGCGCATCGTGACCCACCGACCATACCAATAACAGACGAGACAAAGATTGTAGACATCCTCATTAAGTGGTGGATAAAGAAGTACCCAATGGTGGAAGGGCAACGCAACCACAACACCTTCGTACTTGCCATGGCCTTCAATGATTATGGTATCAACAAAAGCTTAGCATCCCACGTGCTACGTCAGTACGCATCATCTGACTTCACGCAGGAAGAGATTACTCGCACGATTGATTCAGCGTACAGCCACACCGAGAACTTCAACACGAAGTATTATGAGGATGACGGGCACATCAATCAAGTCAAGACCTTGCTCAAAAGCGGAGTGTCAAAAAAAGAAATCCGCTCTCAACTAAAAGAAACCTGCAATCTTGAGAGCGATGTAATAGATGCAGTGCTGAGCCGACTCGAAGAAGAGAATGAGCAGGTATCCTTTTGGACGAAGTCAGAGAAGGGTGTAATCAAGATAGACCACCTTGAGTTCAAGAACTTCTTGGAAGAGCATGGCTTCTACAAGTATTGTCCCGAAGCAAGCAAGAACTATGTGTTCGTCAAGGTGACCAACAACCTGATTGACCATACGTCAGAGAAAGAGATTAAGGATTTCATTCTGTCGTACCTGCTTACCATCGACGACCGCACCATCTATAACTTCTTCGCTGACTCAGTGCGATTCTTTCGCGAGGAGTTCTTAACCCTGCTTGCAACGATAGACATCTACTTCATCAAGGATACCAAGGATGCATCCTACCTGTACTACCTGAACTGCGCAGTTAAGATTGCGACCGATGGCATCAGCATCATAGACTACATCGACCTTGGTGGATACGTATGGAAGGAGCACGTCATCAACCGCAACTTCTTGGAGTGTGAGTACGAGGGCTGTGACTTCTCTATGTTCATCGGCAACGTGTGCAACAATAACGAGAGCAGGAAAGAAACCATGGAGAGTACCATCGGTTACCTAATGCATGGATACAAGAACCTGAGCTACTGCCCTGCCGTCATCCTCAATGACGAGGTCATCTCTGATAACCCTGAAGGGGGGACAGGCAAGGGATTAATCATGAACGCTTTGTCGCATATGAAGAAGCTCGTCGTTATCGATGGCAAGGCGTTTGCCTTTGAGCGTTCCTTCCCGTATCAGTTGGTGTCTGCTGACACACAGATTCTCTGCTTCGATGACGTAAAGAAAAGCTTTGACTTCGAGCGATTGTTCAGCGTGGTTACCGAAGGCTTGACCCTTGAGAAGAAGAACAAGGATGCTATCAAGATTCCCTTTGACAAGTCTCCGAAGATTGCCATCACAACTAACTACGCTATCAAGGGTGCAGGCAATAGCTTCGCCCGAAGGAAGTGGGAGCTTGAGCTACATCAGCACTACAACAAAAGCAACACCCCGGTGATGGAGTTTGGTAAACACTTCTTTGCTGATTGGGATGACGAGGATTGGTGCAGGTTTGACAACTACATGATTCACTGCCTTATCAAATACTTGGACAAGGGATTGGTTAAGAGCGCATTCATCAACCTCGGTATACGTCAGCTCTCTGCGGCTACATCACATGACTTCATCGAGTGGTGCGGACTCATCAACAACCAACAACCCAACAGGCTGTTAGCTCTGCATGAGAAGAACCACATGAACGACATCTATGTGGACTTCATCACTGAGTATCCTGACTATGCGCCCAAGGCAAAGATGACTATCTCTCGTCAGATGTTTCACCGATGGCTTGTGAGTTACGCTATGTACAAGCATGGCGTAGAGCCGGAGACAGGAAGAGATGCACGAGGTAAGTGGATGCGTATGCGACACAAGCATGAGCTTGAGGTACAAACATCCTTCCCGGTATGAGTGATATCATAGAGCGGATACCCGGATACACCGACGACATGATGCTCAATTGGTGTACGCTACTGCACCGCGTAGTCTCAGCAACAAAGACTGTGACTGTGGGCAGAGGAAGAAACGTAGAACGTATAGCTGTGCCGAAACACAACACCCACCCTGATGTGGTGGAGAGAATAAAGCGCAGCTTAGAATACTATCGTAATCAGGCAACCATGACATTTCAATTTAGAGACTATCAAGAAGACATAATAAATCGAGCTGACCAAATCCTATCCGAACACGGCTTTGTTTATTTAGGGATGCAGGTCAGGACAGGCAAGACATTGACAAGCCTTGGCATCGCAGAGAAACGAGCTACTCAACATCGCGATGTTAACAACGTGCTGTTCCTCACAAAGAAGAAGGCCATCACAAGTATCACGGAAGACTCCAAGCTACTGTGTCCATCCTATGCTTTGTTCATCATCAACTACGAGAGTATGCACAAGCTTCCCGACATCTCATGGGACTTGATTGTGATGGACGAGGCGCACAGCATGGGTGCATTCCCTAAACCAAGCAACCGTGCGAAGAAGGTGAAGGAACTGATTACAAAGTGTAAGCCATTTGTCATCCTTATGTCAGGAACCCCCACCCCTGAATCGTACAGTCAGATGTACCATCAGGTGTATGGCATTCCCAACAATCCATTCGCTAAGCACAAAAGCTTTTACCGTTGGTCAGATGATTACGTGATGGTCACGCAGAAGATTATTAACGGCAGGCCACGCAACAACTATCACAACGGACGAGACCGTATCCTAAAGGAGATGGAACCATACACCATCAACTACACACAGAAAGAAGCAGGCTTTAAGGTGGACACAAGGGAGCACATCATCAAGGTAAAGATGTCTGACAAGACGTATGATTTATGTAAGCGACTGAAGAAAGACTTGGTTATCCAAGGAAAGAAAGAAATTATCCTAGCTGACACACCCGTCAAGCTTATGCAGAAACTCCATCAGATGTTCTCAGGCACAGTGAAGTTCGAGAGCGGAAAATATATGGTGATGGACGATACCAAGGCTGTGTTTATTCATGACAACTTTGGAGATAAGAAGATAGGCATCTTCTATAAGTTCGTAGCAGAACTCGATGCCTTGAAGAGTGTGTATGGTGATGGGCTTACCACAGATTTGGATGAGTTCAATAGCACCGACAAGAGCATAGCCCTTCAGATAGTCAGTGGGCGCGAGGGTATATCCCTACGTCAGGCTGAGGCATTGGTGTACTACAACATAGACTTCAGCGCAACAAGCTATTGGCAGTCACGCGATAGGATGACCACAAAGGAAAGGCTAACGAGCGATGTCTATTGGCTGTTCTCTGAGAACGGAATAGAATCTAAAATCTATAAGGCCGTCAAAGACAAGAAGGCATACACCGTTAATCACTTTAAACAAGACGCGGATACTTTGTAAATTGTCAGCAAATGACGGAGCAACAAATTCAATCCAAGCGAATCAAACAGTTAGAAGCAGAAGGGTACTACGTCCTGAAGCTTATGCAAACAAACAAGAACGGAATCCCTGATGTGATTGCGATTCCTCCTAATTGCGGTGTGCTGTTCAGCGAAATAAAGACACCCAAGGGTAGGCTATCCAAGCTACAGGAGTACCGACTAAAAGAACTAAAGGCCCATGGCTTACGAACAGAAGTATACCGAGGATGAGAAACCATACGAGCTTGATGAAGAGTTCGTAATGCAACTGCGTAGCATCTCTCGCAAGCAACTCGTGCGGGTATTGAATCTTCTCCACGACAACGCCGAGTATTTTACAGGCAAGATGGATGATTACATGGAGATAGGTGGAGTCCTCAAAGGAAAGGAACCATTCTATTTCAAGGTCGGCTACGTGTACTACTATTCAACACTGCCTGTGTTGGTACAATTTGAGGAGATATCCTCAGATGATTACTTGGATTTTATTTTAGCTGACTCTTATCTAATCGACTTTAATTGAATGAAGAACTTATTGACTGAAGAACTGCAAGGGTTGATTGCCCTTGTAAACGAGACCTGTGACTGTGATATCTTGGCAGGTGGTCGTAAAAGAAAGGACGTAGATGGGCGAATGATTTTCGCGCAGGTGTTGTGGATAAAGGGGATGACCAAGTCCGACATCGGTCGCATCCTAAACAAAGACCACGCTAGTGTGGTATACTACATCCGCAAGGTAGAATCATACATGAAGCACGATGCCATCCTTCGCCAACGCTACTCGTTTGTTCTTGATTCCTTCCTTCCCCCTGCTACACGCCACAACAAATACAACTACAGCAGATTTGATTTGCTTCAGGAGGTGATGCGATTGGAGGAAGAGTTGGTGAAACAAAAAGAAAAGACTGAGGCCATGTCGGATATTGCTCGTCGCAACTACCGTGAAGACGCCCGGCTCTCAGGTATTTACAAAATAATTAAAGACCGGATTCCCCTTGGGTTGGAGCATGAGGTAGAGCGCAAGCTTATTCATATTCTCAACGTAGGAGAGGAAGGATTAACACCAAGACGACCATGATGAGATGTCCACAATGCAACACCCAACTTCATTGGCAATCTGACTTTGACTATGATGATATGGGACACGAAGGAGAGGGAGTATGCGGGACTTACACCTGTCCTGAACCCAAGTGTATCATAGAGGATGTTCATATTTACATGAACGGATAGCGGGGGTTTAAACCCCCTGTTCTATATTTGCGATACAATCATGACATCATCTGTATCATGGTAACTGATTAAGAGATGGGAGAATCCCCGGCAATATGTCCGGGGATTTTCTTTTACCGCTTAGGTTGTCTCTTGAACTTCCTTCTATCTTCTCGCTCCTTCTGCCTGCGCTTGCGTTCCTTTTGAGCCTCTGTTTCTCGTGACTCTCTTCGTTCCTTGTCGCGCTCCTTCTTGTCTCGGATTCGCTTTCCGTATTCGCTCAGCTCTCCCTCAGTAAACTTTCTTGGTCGGTACGAAGGAGTAACACCAATGGCATCATAGAAAGATTCCATGTCCTCCACTGCAGCGTTAGGATTTTCTGACTTCTCTGCAATGAAGTTCAGCATCCCGGCGAACGTATCTACGTTTGCTCGCAGCGCATAGTCTGCAATCGTTAGACCTGCAGCTATCATACGGTCTTCATCAGTCTTTACCTTACGGAACCGACGACTCACCTGAGACAGTGGATTCACAGCTCCTATATCGTCACCGACCCTAACCTTCTCTCCCCTCATCCATTTGTCAATGGCGTTCTCTGCTGTGCCACCGAGGATAGGAATAAAGCTGAGCAGGTTTATCCCTGCTGATGCCATAAGAATCTTACGGTACGCCTCGCGCTTGTCTTCGTCATCTCCTGCCCATAGCTTTCCGAAGTTAGAAGCACCAACAAACAAAGCGTTGGCAAGACCGTAGTTGACGTAGAACTTACGGACATCCTTCATTGATGGAGCTTTACCCTTACCTATGGCTCGCGCAATATTCAACCCTGATTGGCTCACGTTGTTAATCATCAAGAGCGATGCACTACCAAACATGGTGAACAAACGAGTGTAGGCATTGGCGTTCTGCTGAATGATGCTACGCTCCGTTGCCCTACGGCTCTGCTGTGTTTCGTTGTAGTCCTCAAACTTTTGGATGGCTTGCTCAGGTGCCATCCCATTGATGACATCCCTTCTAAAGTTTGCCATGTATCCCAACACACCCATGATATCACCAATGATAGTTGGAGCAGCAGAGGCTCGCGCGTAGAGACGTGCGCCTCTTCCGAAGAAACTACCGCGTTGATTTATGCGACCACCGGTAGGAACACCTCCCTCAAGGCCAATGACATCACCCTTCATGCCCATCTTAAGACGGTACTTGAACTGAGGAGACATCTCTCGTGCGATGCGCATATACTTACGAGGCTGTGCCATGACAGCAGCGAAGTCTGCCGTCCACAACAGCAAGTCTAAGCCGGGCATCCGCTTCCCGCTTTTCAAGTAGGTATAATCCGGGAACGCTTGAATGGCAGAGGTAGCCTGCTTCAATATCTGAACGGCCTTGAATGCGAGAGCTACCCCGGTGTATGCCGTTTGCATCCAACTCAGCGCACGGTTATCGTACATAGCCTGCTTAGCTGAATCGGGGTTGATGGCTTGGTTGATGGACTGTCGTACTGCCCCGGTCATCCGAAGCATATCCATTACGTTTAGGACGGACTCGTTGTTTATGATGGAGTTCAACGTGCGCGTATCTGCAGCGTAAGCCTTGAACCTTTCCATCGAACGGTAGTGGTCATTCAAGGCGGCTGTAAAGGTCGCGCCCTTCAAATCAATCTCACTGTCCGTATCGCTACGTTCTTTCAAGCCCGAAGCAAACTCAGCATCGAAGATTGCATTGAAGTCTCCATCTGCCAACAGGTCGGCATCTACCTTAGCGATAGTTCGTGTCGGGAAGTAGTTAGATATGTAGTTTAGGTTCACATCGTTTACCTCTCGGTACACGTTGTTCACGCTCTCGTAGTATTCGTTGCTCAGGTAATCAACCGTTGCATCAGCAAAGCCCATCAGCTCAGTACCCAAGTAGTTCTCTATCTCTGCAGCAAACGCAGGGTCATCGAAGTCCATGCCCATTCGACGAAGCTTGTCTCGCTGAACAGGATTCTTAGATAGAGAGTAGAGCCGTAGGATTTGGTCTTTGTCAAACGCTTCCGTGCTTCTTCGCTTGGGGTTATCAATTGGATTGTAATCAATCGTAAGAGTTGGAGAGCTGTACAGTTCACGTGATAACGCCTCGTAGCTTTCAAACCCAAACTCTTGAGCCAAAGCATCCATCTTGTTTTCAGTCTGCTCAAAGAA